CACGAAATACCGCCGTCTCACCAGCGCCGACTTTCGCAGATGGGATGACGGCTGAGGACGACAGGCGGTTTCTGGAACTGACCAACGACCTGACGCATAACGCAGAAATAACCGGCCGCGCCAGCGGTCCGGGTTGATTGACGGGTTAGCCCGTACCTTAACCACGAAGAAAGGAAACACCATGAGCAACGACCCTTGGATTTACCGCAGCGACAACATGAAGTGCAAGACGTGCATGTGGTTTGTGCCGAAGGTGGCAGCAACGCACCCGCTGCACGACAACAAACACAACGATACGAACACTTACGATCTTGGTCGTTGTCGTCGCCATGCGCCTTCGATGGGCGGCTATCCGGTAGTGATGGTCAATGATTGGTGCGGCGACCATCGGCTTGACGAGAACAAGTTTCGTGCGGGCTAACGCAACAGGTGAAACTGTGTGCGCCAAAGTGGAGGTATTGAAATGACTAACGAAGAACTCAAAGAATCCGTGTTCAAATTCAAGGAATACCTTGAAGCCAATAACATTACGGTATTCGGCTTGTTTCTGTATACCGCAGGAGACGACCCGATGAATCCATCCGGCGACATCGTAGGCGTCGGAGGAAACGGAATGCTGCAAGACGCACTGATGATCTTGTGGGCAGATCGCATGGGCTGGAAGGTGGTGCCGAAATGACAAACGATGAAATCTGCGTCATCGCGCTTGCCGCAGGGGAGGTTACGTGAGAGTCCTACCGATTCAAGAGCGCGACTACCTGATTGCGTGGTGCAAGAAAAGCAATGCAATGAACCCGCGAATCAGCAGGTCGCAGTGGCGGTTACGCGGCAGGACGAATCCAATCATGCCGAAAGACCGCATTGCGTTCTGGATGGACGTTACTAGATTGGAGGTTAAGCCGTGAGATACGCAATTTTGTTATGCCTTGTCCTGTCCGGTTGCGGTGATCCATACAAGTGCATCGACGGAAAAACCTACACGCAGTTATCCATCGGGTCATCCATCTATATCCCGTTTGGACAAAACATCCCCTGCACGGTGGTTAAGCCATGAAAGCCGAATGGCTCGACCGCACCCTGACGGAGTGCGCCTATCACTACTGCCTGTGCTTGGACGAGACAGCGTTCTTCGCAGAACTTCGCAAACTCAAAGTGCCTGTGCATCGCTGGACTACATTTCTCTCCTCCAGCACCGCTCACGCTACAACGCATCACTTCGAGCACGGCGGGAAGATGATCGCAATGGTCTGCCTCGATGCAAAACTAGCGAAGGAAAAGACCGGATGCCAAGTCGCTTCCCTACTCGTCCATGAAGCGGTGCATATCTGGCAGCGCCACGCAGTTCATATTGGCGCGTTCAACGACCACGGTGACGAGGAAGAAGCCTACGCGATTCAGAGCATTGCTCAAGCGTTGATGGAATCCTATGCGAGGCAGACGACATGATCGACACCACCGAACTCTGGAAGGCGAAGCCAACGCACAAATCGAAGTCGGGCCGGACAGGGATGATCCGGGCCAAGCAACTGTCGGAGAAATCAAAATGAAAGCCGTCTACACCGTACCACCTTGCGCCACCCCGCCCGACTGGGGCATCATGCTTCACCTGCTCCACGCACCTATCAAGGCAGACAAGCTGAAGAAGTGCACATGGCCCCCGTGCGACAACGAGTTCCGATCAACCAACCGGCAGCACCAGAAGGAGTTCTGTAGCGATGAATGCAGAAAGAAAGCCGAAGCACTCGCAGCGAAAGCCCGACGTGCCGCCCGTACCCACCGACTGTCCAAAGCGTCTGACTAGCCTGCAAGGGCTCGGTGTCTGTACCCACCCACGGTGCGATGCTTGCACCATGCAACCGACGAAGGAGATACATGAAAAGAATAGTGATTGACCTCGAAACGTACTACGACCCCGAATACTCGCTGTCGAAGATGACGACTGAGGAATACGTCAATGACCCGCGCTTCCAACTCATCGGGCTTGGCATCAAGACCGAAGACAAACCGGCACGGTGGTTCACCGACTACACCGACAGCGTTGTGCTCGCCGATCGTATCCGAGCGACTGATTTCAGCGACTGCCTGATCATCTGCCACAACACCCGCTTCGATGGTGCCATCCTCGCGTGGAAATACGGAGTCAAGCCCGCCATGTGGGCCGACACTCTCGGCATGGCCCGGCCCTTCCACAACGCAAACGTGGGCGGGAGTCTGGCCAAGTTGTCCAAGGAGTATGGGCTCGGTGAGAAGGGCATCGAAGTCGTCAAGGCACTGGGCAAGCGTCTGGAGGACTTCACGCCGGAGGAACTGGCGCAGTACGGCCAGTACTGCATCAACGACTGCGAGCTTACGTCCAAGCTATACGACTGCCTCGTGGGCAGGCTTCCGCCCAAGGAGCTGAAGCTGATCGACCTGACGCTTCGCATGTACCTCGAACCCAAACTCATGCTCGACCCCTTGCTCATCCAGAGGGAAATAGAGCTTGATCAACAGAAGAAGGAGATGATGTATGCCAAGCTCGAAAGCCTCAACCTCGGGCCGAAGTCTCTTAGCAGCAATGATCAGTTCGCTGCGGTGCTTCGCAGTCTGGGCGTGGAGCCGCCGGTCAAGGACTCCGGCAAGCTCAAGAACCCGGATGGAACCCCGAGAAAGACATGGGCCTTCGCCAAGGGTGACTCAGATTTCGTCGCACTCCTCGAACACGACGACCCACTCGTGGTGGCGGCGGTAGAAGCCCGCATGGGTGCCAAGAGCACCCAGAAGCAGAGCAGGGCGCAGAGGTTCCTCGGCATCGCTTCCCGTATGGACGGCATGCTCCCCGTGCCGCTCGGCTACTACAACGCCCACACGGGCCGATACGGCGGCGAGGAGAAGATCAACCCCCAGAACCTGCAACGGGCCAAGCGGGGCGACGAGGACTCGGGGCTGCTCCGCAAGGCCATCATGGCACCCCCGGGGCAGAGCATCGTGGTGATGGACTTCTCACAGATCGAGGCGCGGGTACTGGCATGGCTTGCACAACAGCACGACAAGATCGAAGCCTTCGCCAACAAGCGTGACGTCTATTCCGAGCAGGCGACGGTGATCTATGGCCGCAAGGTCGATCGCAAGGCCAACCCCGATGACTTCACGCCGGGGTTCATCGGCAAGGCGGTCGTGCTTGGCTGCGGCTATGGTCTCGGGTTCCTCAAGTTCGCAGGAATGATCTACGTCGGCATGCTCGGTGAGAAGGGCATCACGTTCGACGACTCCTACGTCGATGTGTTGGGGGTTGATGTGCCGTCGTTCGTGTTGCGTCAGCAGCAGCGCGACAACTACGACAAGATGATGGCCAACAAGCCGATCCTCCTCACCGACATGGAGTGGGAGATCCATTGCGCCGTGGCCCAGAAGATCATCACGGTGTTCCGCAACAGCAACCCCAAGATCGTGGAGTTGTGGGGCAAGGCAACGCAGGCGCTCAACGCAATGCTCGCCTACCGTGAGGATGACCCCGACACGCACTTCGCGTTCGGCGGGCCGACCGGAGATCTCATCAAGGTCAGGAAGCATGCCCTGCTGCTCCCCAACGGGATGGAACTGCGCTACGAGGGTCTGGAGTACGACAAGGGCCAGTTCAGCTTCATGCGCCGCAAGGAGGGCCGCATACAGCGCGTCAAAACCTACGGCGGATCGGTGATCGAGAACCTCACGCAGGCACTGGCCCGCATACCTACCACGGACGTCATGCTCAAGGCCGACAAGGTAGGTCTGGGGGTGGCACTGCAAGCGCACGACGAAGTCGGTCTGGTGGTGCCTACGGAGGTTGCACAGGAGACCCACGACTGGATGTTGGTCGTGATGAGAAAGCCGCCGAAGTGGGCGGATGGGTTGCCGCTTGATGCAGAAGGCGGCATTGGCAAACGATATGGAGAAATCAAGTGAACATCCCGCCGTGGTCTTTCAGCACCATCAATTCCTACATGACTTGCCCCTTCAAGTATTACGCAGCGAAGGTGAGCAAGAAGTACCCGGACGAATCCAACGAAGCATCCATCTGGGGCAACCGGGTCCATAAGGCTCTGGAGGAGCGACTGCTGCACAAGACCACGCTGCCGGTCGGCATGGATCAGTGGGAGCCCATCGTGGCCCTCTTTGATGAGCCGTCCGGCGAGTTGTTGGTGGAGCACAAACTGGCCATCGACAAGAAGTTCGAGCCCTGCGACTGGGATAACTCGTGGGCCCGTTGCATCATCGACGTTGCACTCTTGCGAGGCGACCGTGCGAAGGCGTATGATTGGAAGACAGGAAAGATCAAACCCGGATCGCAGCAGTTGGCGTTGTCGTCAGCGATCCTCATGCATGTACATCCGTCGGTCAAGATCGTCGATACAGGGTACGTTTGGTTGCAGTACGGCGACATCACCCCCGCCTCATATCACCGGGGAGACCTGTCTGATTTCTGGGCAGAGTTCCTCCCCAACGTGCGGAAATGGGAGAGGTCGTTCGAGACAGGCAAGTGGGAGAAGAAGCCCTCTGGCCTATGTCGGGATTGGTGCAGCAACAAAGAGTGCAACTTTTATCAGGAGAAGAAAAAATGAGTACGAAGCTACAAGGGTGGAAACTCTACCCGAATCATCTGCGAGATGAGGAACTGACGAGGTTCGTTAGAAGCGACCCCGACTGCACCCCCCTCGAACGCAATATGGCCCTTCGGATCGATCGCCTGCTTTATAAGTGCGATGATCTGGAGATGGACGTCAAGAACGCCGCCCACGACAACCGGAACTGGGTGCAGATGGAGATGTTCCCGAAATGAGCACGACGCCCGAAGGCCGCGTCAAGGCCGACGTCAAGAAGTGGCTGTTCAATCAGGGGTTCGTTCAGGCAGCAAGTAAGGTGAAGGATAGGCCGGAGCATGTGCGGGGGTGGTACTACATGCCCGTGCAGAACGGCATGGGGGTGACAGGCATCCCCGACTTCATCTGCTGTTGGAATGGACGTTTCCTCGGCATCGAGACCAAGGCACCGGGCAAGCGCAATACCTCCACGCCGAATCAGTTGGCGCGGGCCGAAGAAATACAAGCAGCGAAGGGGTGGGCATGCGTCATAGACGATGTGTCCCAGTTGGACGACATTTTTCAGGAGTGGCTATGACCAACCAACGTACCAAAGACTACGAATCACTCGCCGCCGTCCTCAACCGCGCTTTCGATCAGGCGGCGAACGGCAAAGGTGCCGAGCGGCATGCAGTATCCTTGCCCTTCGATGAACAACCCATGCAGTCAATCAGCAGTCTGGTAGGATCGCACACTGGTCTCCTGTACCAAGCCATCAAGAAGACACAGGAGTCAGTCCGGCTTCCCCACGACCGGGCTATCGCAGAACTGCTAGGGGCGATCAACTATCTCGCGGGGGCCATCATCTATCTGGAGAAAAATCATGGCGTACAGTGAGCAGGAGAAAAAGACGAAGGCGGCGTACAACAAACGCCCCGACGTTGAAGCCAAGCGCGTGGCCAACAATCGTGCCCGCCGAGAAGCGTTGCGCGAAGGGAAGGCAAAGGTTGGTGATGGCACCGCTGTTGATCACATCGTCCCCCAATCGGTCGGCGGGTCTCAGGCCAAGTCGAACCTGCGTATCATCGACGCCAAGCGTAACTCTAGTTGGCGCAAAGGCGATAAGGGGAGTTACAAAGTAAATAAGGTCTGACATGATCATCATCGAAGACAAGAGAAAAGTTGCACTGAAGCTGAAGAACCCTGAACGTGTAATGCAAGTAGTACCAACTGCAAAGTACATCGACTTCGAAGACCAACGGTTTGTTGTAGTGCCTCACAAGATGGACGAGACACGGGTGCTTAGAAACATAGGCATCTCCGTGCCGAGTCCTATTCTCTACTACTACAACTGGCCGGGGCGATTCAAGCCATTCGCAGCGCAGTTGGACACCGCTCAGTTCCTCACTGTCAATCCTCGGGCCTACGTCCTCAACGACATGGGCACGGGCAAGACCGTGGCGTCCCTCTGGGCGTATGACTACCTGCGGAGCATCAACAGGCACAAGAAAGTTCTGGTCATCGCACCGCTCTCCACGCTGAACCCGACGTGGGCGAACACCATCTTCCACAACTTCCGGCACCTCACCTGTCATGTGCTCCACGGCAGCAGGGACGAGCGACTGGAGATGCTGAAGGATGATGTCGATGTCTACATCATCAACCACGACGGCATCAAGACGCCGGGCCTGTTGGAAGCACTGGCAGAGCGCGACGACATCACCCTCGTCATCGTGGATGAGTTGGCATCGTTCCGTAACGCCCGCACCGATCGGTGGGGGGTGCTCAACACCATCTGCAACAAGCAGGTGCCTCGCGATGTATGGGGCATGACCGGATCACCGACGCCCAACGAACCGACCGATGCATGGGGCCAGTGCAAGCTGCTGACTCCGTCGTCTGTCTCGCCCTACTACGGGCAGTTCAAGGACAAGGTGATGCGGCAGATCAACACCTACAGGTGGGTGCCGAGGCCAGAGGCAGCGCAGTACGTTGCGTCAGCCATGAAGCCCGCCATCAGGTACAAGCGCGACGAGTGCGTGGATTTGCCACCGCTGCTGTTTGAAACGCGGCATGTCGATCTGACGCCCGAGCAGGCCAAGGCGTACAAGTCGATGATGAACACGCTGCGGATGGAAGCGAAGCAGGGCGCGATCTTGGCGAGCAACGAAGCCATCAAGGCAGGCAAGCTGCTACAGATCGCATGCGGTGTTGTGTATGGCGACCACGAGGACGCGGAGATTCTCCCTGCCGCCAATCGCATCAGTGTCGTCGAGGAGATCATCGAGGAGGCCGCAGCCAAGGTGATTGTGTTCATACCATTCAAAGGAGCACTGGAACGGGTAGCAGAAAAACTTGGAGAGAAGTGGGAAGTCGCCGTGGTCCACGGTGGGGTGTCAATGAAGCAGCGTGACGTCATCTTCCAGAATTTCCAAGATCCGAAACACCCGCTGCGAGTGATCGTGGCACAACCGGCAGCGATGTCACACGGCTTGACTTTGACCGAGGCCAATACGATAATCTGGTTTGCTCCTGTTCATAGCAACGAGACCTTTCAGCAAGCGATTGCTCGAATCTCTAGGCCCGGACAGCGGCTGAATCAACTGATCGTAATGATTGAAGGCACAGAGATCGAACGGAAAATTTACCACCGGCTCGAACACCGTGAGCGACTGCAAGGCACACTTTTACAACTGATCAAAGGAGAAGCAAATGAAGTTTGACGATATTGCCGCGAGCTATATCAAGCTCCGCGATGCAAAGGCCGAACTTGAGCGCGAGCATGAGGAAATTCTCAGGCCAATCAAGGAGGCAATGGAAGCCGCCGAGCAGTCCATGCTTGGCAAGCTCAACGAGATGGGTGTCAAATCCATCCGCACCGATTTCGGCACGATCACCAAGGCGACCAAGACATCCGTCACAGTGGGGAACTGGGATGCCGTCTTTGGATTCGTGAAGGAAAACGAGTTCTGGCATTTTTTGGAACATCGTATCAGCAAGACCGCAGTAGAAGGCTACATCAGCGAACACGACGAGCCGCCCCCCGGCGTCAACCTGTCGCGTGTCGCAACCATCCAGTTCCGTCGTTCATAATCCAAAGGACATACATACCATGAGTACCGCTATCACCAATTTCGAATCCGCCAAGCTGCCCTCTTTCCTCCGCGCTCCCGAGGGCTCCGTCACCAACGCACTGGCTGCACTGGCGTCCGGCAACTATCCCTTCCTGTCCATCAAGGGCAAGCGTTTCGCCGTCGTGCGTAACAAGGAGGAGACCATCCTCATGCGCCCCGACGACGATGAGACCCCCGCCAACGCAATCGAGGTCGTGATTGTCAATGCCGCCACCCAGTACAGCAAGGTCTACTACGTCAAGGGCTACACCGACGGCAGCAAGGACAAGCCCACCTGCTACTCCAACGACGGTCAGGCACCCGCTGCCGACGCCGCCGACAAGCAGTCCAAGAAGTGCTCGGTCTGCCCGCACAACGAGTGGAACACGGGCCCCAACGGCAAGGGCAAGGCTTGCTCCGACTCCCTGCGTCTGGCCGTGTCTGCTGCCACCGATCTGAACGACCCCATGCTGCTGCGCGTCCCGCCTGCGTCCCTGAAGGCCATCACCGAGTATGCGTCGATGTTGGCTCGCAAGGGTGCGCCGATGGAGGGCGTCATCACCAAGATCAAGTTCGATCCGGCAGAAGCCACTCCGAAGCTCCAGTTCTCGGTCGTGAATTTCCAGTCCGAGGCGGCGTACAACGAGACCATCGAGATCGCCCGTTCGCAACTCGTGCAGCAGATCATCGGTGCCGTCGCCGCACCTGCCAAGCCGATCGGCCCCATGCTCGACGAGGACGATGCCCAAGCCGCCGAGCAAACCCGCAAGGAACTCGCTGCGGAAAAGGCGGCTGAAGCCAAGAAGGAGGAGAAGGTCGAGAAGCCCAAGAAGGAGAAGTCAGCACCTACTCCTACGGCGACCAAGGCCACCGACCTCGCCGCCAAAATGCGGGCTTCGCTTGACGACGATGACGACGATGCCTGATTGAAATCCCTGTAGCCAGTGCTTGAATCGGGCGGGTGTGGGGCGTAACATTGCCTCTCCCCGCCCGAAATAATTACAAAGAGGTCAGAATGGACTTGCAGGAATTTCTTTCCCTTGTTACTCCTGACGAGGGATTCCGATTCGTCATCGGATTGCAGCAGGAGAGTGGGAAACCATCCCACTACGCATACACCACAGTCGAGCAGGCACAGGAACTCATCGAAGCAAGCGAGACAATCGAGGACCGCAACACCTACTTTTCATGTGCCTCGTTCAACCATGAAAGCTACATAAATGAGAAAGGGAAAAAGAAACGGAGAACACAAGAGGACGCACTATCCGCCCGCGCTATCTGGCGTGATCTCGACGTTGGGAAACTGGGCAAGGACGGCAAGCTCAAGCCCGATAACTACGAGACTCAGCCCGCAGCACTTGCAGCTATTGTCGGATGCTGCGAGACATTCAACCTACCTCATCCGTTGGTCGTATCATCCGGCAACGGAATTCACGCTTACTGGCTATTCACCCGAAATGTACCTGCGGCAGAGTGGCAGCGCATCGCCCGAGTAGCAGCACAGGTTCTCCCAAAGGGCGGGCTCAAGAGCGACCCGAGCAGGGACTGCGACATCGCATCCATCCTGCGCCCCATCGGGTGCGTCAACAAGGGCCAGAAGGCGGGGATGCCGCACTTTCCCGTTGAAGTATTGTCACCCACCATCGATACGATCGACCCGGATGACTTCCTAGCCCTGCTCACCCCGCACTACACCACAACCACCTATGACGCCGACGTTCCCTCCTACATGCAGGGGCAAGGCGCAACAGCAGGTAGCCTCGCAGCAACCCTCTCCAACCTCAACGAATACCCTCCAGCCTACGCGGAGATCATCGCCGGGAAGTGCGCCCAGATCAAGAGCTTCAGCGAGACAGGCGGCACGACTTACGATGCGTGGTGGTTGGGCCTCGGTCTGGTAAAGCACACGGTCGAGGGCGAGGAGAAGGCGCACGAATGGGCGGCGAAGCATGCCGAGTACAGCAAGCGGGAGTCGCAGTTCAAGTTGGACGAGTGGGAGATGGGCCCGCCCACCTGCGAGCGGTACGGGTTGGATAGCGAGGAGTGCAAGGCTTGCCAGTTCAAGGGCAAGGTGAAGTCGCCGATCTCGCTCGGCCTGAAAGAGAAGACGGAGGATGATGAGCCGGAGATGGTTGCCGTCGAGTCCGATGGCGAAATCGATGACTTGCCGGAGGACGTCCATATCCCGTTCCCCTACTGCGTTCAAAACAACGTCATCAAGGTGCAGGTGAAGAAAGACGGCATCGTCACTTACGAGAGCGTCAGCAGTTCAGTATTCTGGTTTGAAGATCGCTATCGCTCCCTGACGGGCGAGATGGTGTTCAAGACGGTGACGAAGGTGCGGGAAACGAAGGATAAGAAATGGCAGTGCCACACGTTCGAATTGCCCGCCAGTGTAGTGGGCAAGGGTGGTAGCGAGTTATACGGGAAGCTCGGCGAACGCGAGATCTTCCCAACGTCAAAAGGAGCACGACCGAGAATGGACGCTATGGTAGTGGCGATGGCAAATGACCTTCGCAAGCGCAAGGCCGAGGTGCAGGCGTACCGGCACTTCGGATGGCACGACGACGGGGGGTTCCTCATCGGCGGGCAGAGGATCGACAAGGACGGGGAGAAGAAGGTGCTGATCGCAGGTGACAGCGCGCCCTCGCTCATGTCGGCATTCAGAAGCAATGGCGGCAGTGCGGGCGAGTGGTCGGAGATCGTGGAGGAGATGTACAGCCACCCCGGCCATGTTGCCTACCAGACCATCGTGATGTTTGGCATCGGTTCCCCGCTGCTGAAGTTTTACCAGATGCCCACGGGCTGCTTGGTGAATATGGTGGGTGGCAGGGGACTTGGCAAGACGACGGTGGCGCGTATCGGCCTGAGTGCTTACGGAAACCCCGACGGGCTGATGACCGAGCTTCGCAGCACCACGGAGCTTGCCCTGTATGACCGGATCGCAACGCACCACTCGATTCCCATCAACATCGATGAACTGACCAACATCGAGCCCCTCAAGATGAGCAACATGACCTACAACATCATGAATGGACAGCCGAGGGAACGCTTGAAGCAGAACGGTCAGCGCACCGAGTCCATCCTGCCGTGGCAGACTGTGAGTTTCGCGTCAGCCAACGGGTCGATCAGGGAAGTCGTGGCGGCATTCAAGGCAGACGCATCAGCCGAGTTGTCACGCCTCATCGAGATCGACTGGCCGGAAGACGTGCAGACGATCGAGCGGCGCGAGATGGATGCCTTGTTGGTGAGGCTGCGTGAGCACTACGGCGCGATGGGCAAGGCGTTCGTCACTTGGATATGCCAGAACGAGCGCAAGGCCGAGCGGGCGATCCTGAAGATGCGGGAGTACGTCGAGGACGAGTTGAAGATCGGCAAGGAGAACCGGTACTGGTCGGCGCACATCGCCGTGCCCCTTGCCACCAAGCTGATCCTAGAGAAGATGGGCTACCTCGACTCCTTCAGCTTCGACGAGATGCAGACCTTGTGCCTCTCCACCATCAGGGAGCACAAGGAGGAGATGTCGCACCTCACCCTCGACAACAAGGAAGCGTTCCACGCCATGCTCACCTTCATGTCCGACAAGATCATCACCACGAAGGTCTTGAAGGATTCACGGTGGGCAACCCCCGATGCTGTCCATATCAACGGGGAGCCGGTGGGCAGGGCGGTGTTGGAGGAGAACGACCTGTATCTGTCGATCGCTGCCGTGCGCGAGTGGTGTTCCGTCCGGCGCGTGAATTACAAGAAGCTGTGCAAGGAACTGGAAAGCCTTGAGATTCTGAAAGGCACCGCCCGCTTTTACTTCGGGCGCGGCACGACCCGCATGACAGGCCAGATCTATTCGCTGCACCTTGATCTGAAGCGGGTGTTGGGATTCTCCCACGCCAAGGCCGACGTGAACGACAAGGGCCACCTGCAACTCGTAAGACCGTAGTAAGATAGCACCTGTTCCACTCTCTCCTCGTCGTTCCCCACGACATTCGCCCCCGTAGAGCTTCGGCTCCGGGGGCTTCTTTTTTGGCCTACGGGTTCCTTCCCGTCTGATCGGCCACCATCCCCCTGTTGCGCTTGTTCCACTGGATGCCCTCGATGGTCATCGCTTCGCGTTTCAGTTGCGATCCTTGCGAGCGATACATCCCTCCGATTGGCGTTGGCAGCAGACCGAGTTTGCGCTCGGCATCCTGATATTCCATCCACCGATCACGAAGCGCGGTCGTATCGCCCCCCGCCCGTTGAGTAGCCGCATACTCGTGCGCCAACCGATCATATCGGAGTTGGTAGTACGCCTGCTCTTGGTACTTGAAGTTCTCGATCAGTTGGCGCATCTCCATCCGACTTGAGTTGAACCCGACCGCCGAAAGCGCGTGTTCCAGAGCCGTAATATCCTCTGGTGCGAGCAGCACGTCGTTCTTGCTGTTGGTTACACCGCCGAACGATTCCGTGCCGGGCAGCGCGGCCTGCCGGTATTCTCGCATACCGTTGCGGAGCATGGCGGGCATTAGCTGCTCCATGCCCTTGTAGTAATCCCCCTGCCGCATCTTAGCGTAGGCACCCATCCAGTCGTTGCCCACCATCCCTATGAATGGCCCCATGAAAGCGAGCGCCGTGTTGGCCAGATGCCCGCGATCAGATAAATCAACGTCTTCAAGCGGAATCACTGATGCCATGCCGCCCGCGCCCAGACGGCTCGTTACCGGTGCGCCCAGTGCTCCGGGTACGCCCTTGGTAATCAAATCCGCCATCGTCTGCCCCATATGCCCCGCAAGGAAATCGTTGAGATGATAATCGGGGGCAAGCGGCTCGTCTTTGTCTTTCAGCAGCCAATCAATAAGCGTCGAGGCAAAACCGTACCCCGGCAAACCCATCGCGCCGGTCAGCGCACCATACTGGGTGAAGGTGTAGCCAAGCATGGCACGGGCGATCTTCTTCTCCTCCGGCGGCGCATCCCCGAAGGCGTTGGCGATGTTGCGAGCCAAGAGCGACACCTGCATCACTTGGAATTTCTTGAACTGGGTGATGAGGCGTACCGGCATGTTGGGCCACTGCTGCCGCATCATGTAGCGCGGGGTCGAGAAGGCATCAAACTCACCGTGACTGATCCGCACCAGTTTATCGGTCGCCTCTAAAGCCTTCTGGTGGTCGCCGCCATTCTTTGCCATCTCCATGCGGTACGCAGTCAGGGATGACATCACGCGGTTGATCGCTTCCATGTTGGTCGCAACGCGCATGAACCTGCCAAATGAGTTGGCAAATGCGTGAGAGAACGTGCCGCCCTCCGAACTCCCCAGATCGGTGAAATGTCCGAGGTCGATGCGCCCACGCTCCATCATGTACTTCAACATCTCTTTTTCGTTGGCGGTGCCGTCAAATTTCTCAGGGTCGAACGCACCCTTGCTGAACAGACTGACGTTGCGTTTGGCATCGCCCCACGCCTTAGTCATCGCCGCCCATGCCCCACCATAGTCGTTGTGCCGGGCCGCGAGCGTCGGGAGCATTACCATGAACGGCTCGGTGATCTGTTGCAGGTAGAACCCCGGCGAGGTGACGATACGAACCCCCGCCGTCAGCTTTAGCGCCGACGTCGAGAACTTGTCCGGCGGGAGGTGGATGTTGTTCAGGTTGTGGCGAAGCAGAATCTCTTTGGCGTAGATCTTCCGCTGCTGTATATCGCCCTTGAGCGTAGCGGTCGTGCCATCGGCGTAGGTAATCTTGCCGTCTTTCGCTTTCGCCTCGGCCCGGATGCGCTCCAGTGCGTCATGGACGTCGCTGCTGTGGTGAAGAAGGGCTATGAGATGCGCCATCGACTTGTAGTGCTCCATCGAGGCGATCACGCGGTCGGGCCGGAAACCGGCGACGTAGGCACGGTGCTGCGAGGAGTGCCGCGCACTGGTATCGGACAGGGCAGACAGGTACATCTCGTCGAGCGACCGTAGCGCCGCCGCCTGAGTCTTGCGGTCGATGCCATCCTCACCCTCATCCATATTTTTCAGTGATGCCTTCAACTTCTCGATCTGCTTGAACGGCATCTCGTTATTGGCGAAGAAGTTTTCACGCGGGTAGGCGACCGTGTTGGCCATCCCCTCTTTCCTGAGCATGCGCTCCATGTCTTCCATCTCGCCCCGAGTGCCGTGGACGATATAGTTGTGCTCGGGGTCTGCGCGCAGTTCGTTGTAGCGGGCGATCTGCTCCTTCGTGCCCTTCGTCCCTTTGGCCGTGCCATGCTCCAATTCGGAGAACTCTTTGGACTGCCCTGCGGCAACCCAATCTCCAGTACGCACGAGGGGGGAGTACGGACCAGAGGACTCGGGAAAATCCTTCTTGATCTTCTTCAGCGCAGCGTCAAGCACCTCTTTGGCGTGGGTCGGTTCGGCGTCTGCCTTGATGGCCTCGTCGTATGTCGCTTGAGCGCGTTCGCGCAGGCCGAGTTTGAGCGCCCCCATCATCTTGTGTCCGAGTTCGAAATGCTCGGCGACAACCTTCTTGGCTTCAGGAGTCAGGACAGCAAATGCTTTCGCTTCCTCGGATGCCTTATCGACCTTGATCCCGTACCCGCGCTTGGAGCCGAACTCGGCGGGGTCGTACCCCCATACCTTCGACTTGTCCATCATGGTAATGACGCGATCGGCGGCGTCCCGATCCGCCTTCTTCATCGCGGTGTAGTTCTGCCCATGCCGGTCGATGTCCATCGTAAGCGACAGCGCTTTCGCACTGCGTAGATGCTGAAGGTCGTAGTAGCGTTTGACGGACGGCAGGTAGGGCTCCATGTGGTCAGCGAGATCGCCGAGGAAGGCCATGCCCAACCACTTATCACTTGCTGTCTTCATGGCCGCAATCGCCGCCGAGGCAGTTTTGCGTTGGCTCTCGGGCAGTGTGTTCAAAGTGCGGTCAATGCTGGCCTTCGACCAAATGGTACGGCGCGGGTCTTCCTTTTTCTCGGCGACTGAGCGCATCACGCGCTCACCGGACGGCTTTGTTGGCGCAGGTTCAGGCGACCACATGGAATGGGCGAGCGACCCTTGTAGAAGATTCACCAGATCCTGCCCGTCCATCTTGCCTTCACTGAGGTGGAACAGCCCCGTACCGTTGAGTGCCTTGACGACCCATTTGCGAATGTCGCGCAGTAGTTGTGCCGCCTTGCCGACCCCCTTGGGCGTGACGCCACGCTTGACGAGTTCCTCTGCGGTGTAGCCGATGAGTTCTTCATGAGCATCCTCCGGGTGCGTGTCCTTTGGGATGCGTTTCTTGGCAGCAGCAACAGCCTCCCGCTCGACAGCGGTGCCGTTCCTTCCGAAGTCATGGATGCGGTCAGCTACGGCACGGACGTTGTCAGCACCGATGAGCTTCTCCAGCCCAACGTGTGTGCCGACCTCGTGAAGCAGAATGCCCTTCTCGTTCCCGCGCTGTGTCCGGTTGGCGACGATAATCGCACGATCGCCCTTCCATGCAATGCCCGCCACACCATCATTGAACAGATGCCGATCGGCTTCAGGGACATCATCCACCGAGTCATAGATCTGGATGCGGCTCTTGTTTGGCACGGCCTCACCGGGACCGCCATACCCGGCCAGTTCCTCCAACGCAGCGCGCACGGAGCGTTCATCAGATGGGTCGGTAACTTCCTCGCCGACCGACTTTTTTGCCTTCTCCTCGGGGATCTCCCCGCCTACTGGCTTCTTCATCTTTTCTTCGGTGATTGCCTGCGCCCGGGTTTTCAGCGGAACAACACGCCCCGTTATCCGATCGCTATTTTCGACAGCAGCACCGAGCCGAGCGGTCAAATTGGGGATGGTAGGTGCAGGGACAGCGAGTGACCCGTCGGCGTTTGTTCGCGCCTTCGTATCCATCTCGATTGACCTCGCCAATTCCAACAGCTTTGGCATCGTAGCGCGAGCCTTACCCGCTTTTACGTCGGCGAGGAAGTCTCGGATTTTCTCGATGCGCTCATCGACTGTGGGGGCGGCGGCTTTGCGGGACGCTTTCTTCGGTTTGCCTTGCTCGGCTTCAGGGGCTTCAGGGACATCGGGGATCTCCACTCGTGATTTGGACTTTTCCAGTTCTGCTTTGACGTCGGGGGTAAGTCCGTCGAGACCCCCTTTCACTACGCCTTCGTGGGCGGGAGGCACAGACTCCTGCTTGTGGGCCATTTTCCCATCGACAGACGAAACAATATCGCTCGTAGGCTTCTTGCCATCTTTCGGAAGCGTAATAACTCGCCGGACAAACTTGCCGGATTCAGTACCTTCCTTTTCGCCCGTGATAATTGTCCGACCCGCCTTGTCCTTCCCCATCGACACCGTGAATCCAGCCTTCTCCAGTTTGGAGACTTGCTTCATAACGGTGGCGTTGTCGGAGGTGAACTTCTCCACCTCTTTGCGATTGCGCTCTCGTTCGCGCTCCCCGGCGGTAGCGGCAGCAGATTCCTCTGCGATCTTTTTGCGGGCAATTTCGGCGCGGGTGTCGGCATCAACGGCGTTTTTCATCTCGTTGAATGCTTCGTGACTGAGGCCAAGCCGCTGCCCAAGCCCGCGCAGGACTTCTCGTGCTGTCTTCCCTTGCCATGCCTCGATAGAGTCGTCATGTTTCCCGGACAGTTCGTTGACCGCCGATAGGGTCTTGACGACAGTGTCACCGTTCGGGTTCTTCTCAAGCTCGTAAGACACCCGATAGGGCTCGTGATCCACCTTCGAATAGACGGGCGGGTTCTTGGCGTCACGCGGCACATCGCTCGTCGATTCAGCCAAATCCGCTTCGGGGTAGGTATAAGCCAGATCTTCATTGCCGATCCGATCAGCCTCATCCCGCTTCCGGGTGGATTCCTTCTTCTCGGCTTTGCCTTTGACGGCCTCCTGAACTGACAGGCCGATCTTGCCCAGACGCTCGTCAGCCCCGACGTTGCGGAGATCGGTGCGGAGTTTCAGCATCTCGACCTGGATCTTACCCTTTGGCCCCTTCGTGCCGTGGTACATCTTGGTCAAGCCCTCGGAGCCGAGCAAACGCTCGATGAACTGGGCGAACGACGGACGCATGACTCCCGCACCCATGCCCTTCCTGTACCACTCATACATCTCGTCGAGCTTGTCCTTCAGTACCTTGCGCCGTTCGGCCACACCGGGGACGTTGCTGTCCTTGCCCAGTTCGTTGATCAGTGCAACGACGCGGCGGTTGGTGTATTCGTTCTCGCGGTTGATGTGGTTGTCGGGGCGCGAGAAGCGGGCTTGGGCAACACGGACAATCGGCGACAGATCCATGTGCCGCGTAATGACTTCCATCACCTCGGGGCTATACTTCTTCGACATGATGTCGATGATGCGCCGCATCCCATCGTCTGTCAGCTTCTTGAACGGCTCTGCGTGGAGGTCACTGACGATGTCGCGAAGCAACTGGTCAGTCGCAGAAAGCTCGACAGCGCGAACGACACTGCCGTCCGGCATCACATCATCGCGAGTGACCGGCTCGTAGTGGGCAGAGGCATACTTGTTCAGAATGCGCCACGGGTTGCCGGGAGTGCCGTCGTCGTTCGACTTGTTGATGCGAGCACGGAGCGAATCTACTTGTCGACGAGACTCCTTCGTCAATCCTCCGACATCCTGCCCCGCACCCTCATCCATCCGGCGCGAGCGAGCCTCGGCAAACGCGAGATCTGCGTCATTGACTTCACGAGCCTGCTTGTTCCGATTCTTGTTGCTCGTCAGGAATTCCTCAATCGCCGCGTTGGCGAGGTCAGCGGTATCCTTGTCGTCAAGCAGACGGTTGGCGATGTCTTCCTTAATCAGCTTATCGCGCTGCGTGTATCCGCGTCGGGCGATATTGATCAACATGGCCAGTTCGATATGGCGAGTCAGATCGTTTCCGCCGAGAAGCTGAATACGCTTCATAATTTCAAGTACGGTGTCCTTGTCAGCACCGACGCTCGTGTTGGCGTCCTCTGCTGCGTTTTCATCGTGCGTCTTGGCGCGCTTTTCAAAGTCACCGACGTCTTTCAGCTTGCTCTCGATGGCGGGCACGACGTACTTGTCCCGCAAGGCCATGATGTGCTTCTCGCCCTTCTGGTTTCTGACGGCGTTGAGGATACTTTCGGCGTTGTCATCGGTCAGCCTACCCTGCCGCCACAGGTCATGTACCTCCTTGGCGAGCGCAGCGTGTTTCCCATCCGGCGGCGCGCCGACATCGCGATGAGCGAACATCTCCATCTGCTCTTGGAGTTGCAGCAGCTTGCCCATATTGCGGTTCTTCGCTGCCTTGTCGAACTCGTCTTTCAGCAGGCGCAGTTTCAACTCGGCGTCATCACGAACCGATGCAGTGCTCTTGTGCTTGGCTCGGAGCTTCGCGATAGCTTCTTTAGCATCAGCCCAGACTTGCTTGCCGGTCTCGATCAGTTCTTGAAGGCGCGACTGGGTTTCGGCCCCGCCTGACGCCTTGGTAATCTGCGCTTTACGAGCAGCGGGGGAAAGCGGGGGTTTTTTGGCGGGGGCAGCACGTTCTTCAAGAGCCTGTTCTCCGCGCCCGACGATCGAATAAAGCTCCTCAAGCGCAGAGTGCTTGGCAAAATCGGGAACCATCCCGCCCGGTTCGTGCATTTGACGAACCTGTGCCATCAGAGTGTTGAATCGGGGGAGCAGCTTGGCCGCAGCGGCGGCTCGTGCGCCTGCTTTGGACGCAGCAGTCCAGTCCCCGACAGAGAACGCCCGCATGAAGTCGTCGAAGATTCCCTTCTTCGCGGTGCTATCTCCGACGCCATCATCGAACGCCGATCTCCCACCCTTGAGAGAGTTATTCTCCGAGAACAGGTCAGGAGTATGTGGCTCACCGGAGCTTCGATCAAATGGAATGCCATCCCCGCTAGATGGGGGTGGAGGCTCGCCGCCATCTTTCGGTACAAGACTCAGACCCGACTCGGGTTTGGTGTAAGGGATGCCTGCGTCTTCGGTAGGTTGTGCGGCTTCTTTTGCACCAAAATCGAAAGCCGTCTGAGGAGAGCGAACGAGCTTGCCGTCGGCGTCATACATCGCCGTGGCAGGGGGGTTGATCGGACGCCCGCCCGACATCTGCGCCAGTTGTTCTTGAATCTCATTCCCCGCACGAGCAGCGGCGATTGCCTGCTCCGGCGTAAGCTGATGCGTCTGCATCATCATTTGGATCTGATGAAGCTGCCGACGAAGATCGTTTGCGTGATCCTGATTGACCGGGGGTACGCTGCCGGGGGGCACGGGAGGGGCAGGACGATCCGTGCCGTCCGTGTAGTAGTGGGGGACGTTCGTGCCCTTGCCACCAAACATATCGATCGTCGGCCCGGCGTTGGGTTGGCTCGGCCCGACCAAATCATCGTAGCCTACTTCCCTGCCTGCCTTCCGCGACTCGGCTTCCATCGAGTCGGCAAGACGCTGTACCTGCTCCATGTACCACGCTTGGGTGCCCTCTTTGCCAACAGTCGGCTCGATCTGCTTGCTGATCGTCTGAGCAGCTTGGAGAAGGTCTGTGGGCTGCGAGGTATCGTTAAGCTGACGCCCAAGTTCAGCACGGTCTTTTCCGTGCCCTCGTGCGTCCAGTGCTGCGCCGGGAGCCATAAATCCTGCGGTGAGCGCACCCGTAACCGCGCCTTGCGCGATAGTAGGCAAGTAACTTTCATCCTGACGCTTGCCGTATGCTTGGTCAATTGCAAGCTCGCCACCCGATTGAGCACCGAATACACCGGCATCCGCAGCGGCGGCGCGGGGGAGATTGCTGATGAACTGCTTGCCCCATGTACCGTCGGTAGCTTGGGCAGCGGCTTTCCCTGCGTCGGTAGCCGTGATGCGGGCGGGTGCGCCGAGAACGCCGTGCGCTACCTTGCCTAATCCCCAGATACCCGCAGAAGCCAGACCGCCGTGCATCGCCGCGTTGGCCCGCGTATCGTCGAGCGACATCCCCTCGTCTTGGTTCTGGCGGAATTTTTCCTCGTAGGTCGATGCGCCGAAAGCAGGCACCAGAGCCATGTTCAGACCGGCGCTCACGGCGGGGCCGACGTAGGGAATGAACTTCGCTGCCTGCGCGGCGACCAACGGCGCTGCTGCATTTGCTGCGCCGACCACTGTCTTGGACACATCGCCTCGCCCGTACATGTCGGGGTTCCACTGGAGCTTGTCAGCGGTCGCGTTGAGAGACTGGTTGATGCTGCTGTCGGCATCGAACGGGAGCGCGGCGGCGCGGGTGCCTAGAGCAAGGAGGTTGACCGGAGCATGCCCCAGTGCGCTTGCGACTTGCCCTACATCGTGCCCAATACCGCGCTGCTGACCAGCCCATTGGAGGTAGCCATGCACTTCGTCAAGTGGCACGGCTTGGAAGCCTATCGGGATCTCGCCCCCGCGATAGATAGCCGCGCCGGACTGCAACGAGTTGTCAACGTCTTGCAGATTCTTCAGATCAACGAGCTTTCCGTTGGCGAAGATCCGATTGCCATCGATGAGTACATGCGGTCCCTGTGGTGTCGGTTCAGGTGCGGGGGTAGGGGCTGGAGCCTGTTGAAGCGGGGGCAACCCTTGGTAGGTCGAGGGCATCGGCGAGCCCGCCGGGGGCAGGCCCTTGTAGCTCGGATGCGCGGCAGGCATCTGCAACCCTGCTTTGGGCGCGATACCCATAGCAGCATCCGACGAAATCCCGAACATCAGGGGGTTGGTCGCCGCCGTGTTTTGATCCATACAACCCCCTACTGGTTCAGATCCGCCATCTTACTACGGCTGTACCCTGCCCTGCCAGTGTCGATGCCCACCACACCACCGTTTGCATGCCGTTCGCCTGAAATCAGAGCGTCACCAAATACGCCTCGCCCAGAAGCGATCTGCATAGCTGTATTCGGAGTGACGCCGCTAATCATCGGCATGGACTGCGCCGACCCCTGCGCCACAGGCAGAGGGGTGAGTTGCGGCCTAAGAGGCATCACGGTTTTGCCCGACGGGGGCTGTGCATCTGGGATCTGGAATACCTTGCCTCCGCTCGTGACGACCCCCGCGCCGGGGTACATCGGCCCCAGATGCGCTTCGGTCTTGTTTGCCCCGATAGTGGCTACATCACGCGCAGCATTCCCTTGGGCCTCATTGCGCTCACGCCCAATTTGCTGTTCGATCTGCTTCTCAGCGATCTTCGTCGCGCCCGGCCCCGCCTCCTTGGCGATAGACATAGCAGTCGCCTGACGAATTTCCATCTGCTGCTGAATCAACTGCTGCTGTAATAGGGTGTCGACGTTGGAGCGGAGCGAAGTGGCCATGTCACTCGCCGACATGACCGAGCCGGGGATAACCGCAGGCTTGCCGTCCTTGCCCTGCGTCACCATCGCATACTGGCCATTCCCCACCGGCCAAACTCGCGCTGTGCTCCCCGATACGCGGTTGAACTCGTTGCTAAGAACACTCATCGCTTTTTGGTCGCCCGCCGCCGCCTGACCGGCGACGTTGAAGATCTGGCCACTGTATAGCGAAGCCTTGTAGCCCATGATCTGTTGGCTGAGTGCGGCGGCAGCCTGCATACCCTCGGAGGTGCGCGGATCGATCGTGCTCAACTGTTTCTGGGCGTTCTGAATGAGCATCGCATGGTACTGCTGATACGCACCCTGCTGCCCACTTGACGCTTGTTGTGCTCCGGGCGTGAAGCCGGGAGCGATGTCGGGCCCTGCGGGGGCATTGTACTGTGCAGCAGTGGGTTGTTGGACTCCAGTGGGTTGGCCTGCTTGCGGGGGTTGCCCCTGCGCCAAACTCGCGTACTTGGACACGTACGCCTGACCATTCGGCGTGATCTGCCCATTGACGAAACCGCCGCCATACGCAGCGAGGGCTTTGTCCCACCCGCCAAGTTTCTGGGCGAGTCGGGTCAGATACACTGCTGCGCCGGTTGCCTCGGAGGCGAAGTTGCCGACTTGTATGCCCTGCTGTTTGGCAGTGCTCGGAATCCACTGAAAATACCCGTCAGCGCGGTAGTTCTGGCCCGGAATAACAGGGCCTTGTCGCGGCACCCCGCCAGACTCGACCTCAAGCATTTTGGATAGGATGCCCGGAGGCATACCGTTCTTTTGCTCTAGCGACGATAGGTATGGTGCGACGTCTGCTACTTTCACCGGAGAACGATCGGGGATCTGCGGCGCACCTGTATTCGCGGCGAGGGCAGAGTTGGCATCTGCGGGGGATGTGACTGCTTGCGCCTTCAGGTCAGGCTTGGCGAACTGATGCGTCTGGTTGGTAGTCGCTCCGAGCAGGGGATTCTGCGATGGGTCAACCCCTTTAGATGCTGCCGGGAGAGGAGCCGACGCAGGCAGCTTCTGGCGCACTCCAAGGTCAGCCTGATCTGATGCGGCTTTCTGCAAACGGGAATAAAGGCTGATCAGGTCAGAGTGACCAGCGCGCCCCAGTGCTTTCTCCGCAGCAATCTTCTCTCCCGCCATACGGGCGATGTCGGCATTCTCCTCCGGTGTCTTGCGCTGCAAGTCGGCATGCACATCCTTCTCGTTGTACATAGTGATGTACGGGAGTTGAGTCGGTGTAGCAGCCTGCTGCGGCGGATATGCGGGTTGGCCCGGCTTCAATGTCGGCTTCGGGTTATATGCATCTCCGCTCGTCTGGGGGGCGGGAGCAGCGGGGGCTTGAGGCGCAGCAGGAGCTTCGGGGGCTTTCCCCATCTCGTACCCGTTCATGTCCAACTGCGGAGCCGCTATAGCTGCATTGTCGCGCAGGGCCTTGGCGTTTCGCATGCGGTTCTCAACGTCGATCTGTTGAGTACGCATGTTGTCCAACTGCTGTTGGTTTTGAGCAGCGGCAGACGAGCGGCGCAGGGCGGCTTCGTCCCCCGACTGCATCGCATCACCGGCTGCACCGATTCCTGCTCCAAGTCCAAACATGGCTTACCCCTTAGTTCCCAGTGCTATTGTAGGTCGCATTCCCGGTCGCATCCTTAAGCTGCTTGGCTGCGGTGGAGGCCCCCGGACTGACGCCAAAGTCCTGATTGATCGTGTTGGCCAGACTGCCCGCGTACCCGACCGCACTCTGGCCCTGCTGCTTGGCGGTGCTGTACATATCGGCGGGGTTGCTGATCGGCTGATACAGGTTTGCGCCTGTGGTCTTGGTTCCCGTCTGGGCGTTGAGACCTGCCGTCCAACCCGTCCCGTAGGCCGTCGATTGATTCAGACCGGCGTTGGTGTTGTGCCGTGCTTTCTCAGCGTTGATGTAGCTCGGGTCACGACCCTGCGCTTCCAGAGACTTCTGGTAGGCATCCCACGAGTTCGAGTCGGTGATGGCTGCATTCGCCGCCGCCTTCACGCCAAAGTCGTTGGGGTTGTACGAGTTCGCGTCCTGAATCAACTGGCCACCGACCGTGTTCTTGGTAAGCTGCTGCCCCTTGTTGAAGTCATAGGCTTCGCGCTGAAGGGCGAGTTGCTCCTCGGCGGTCTTCTGCTGCGCCTTGAGTGCATCTGGTACGCCCATGAGATAGGACGAGGCGGTCTGAAGACCGAGTTGAGTAGCGCCCTTGGCAAGGTTGCTTGGGTCAGTCAGAGCTTGCATGAACGTCCGGTTACTCCCCGAGGACGTCCCATTACTGCTGGTGCTCGGCGCGCTTGCTGTGGCCCCCGTCACGCTATCTGTGGTGTTAGTGACTCCCCCGAGTTGCCCAAGGGAAGTATTACCGATGCCACCCGCCCCCGGAGTCGTGGTGTTCAGTGCGGTATTAAATCCTGCCTGCGTGGTATTTAAATCCCCGCCTACATTGCCGAACATGCTCTGGCCAGTGACGTTATTCCCGCCAAGATTGAACCCATCCCCCATTCCGCCTGTGGCTACACTGACCGGAGCCTGTGGAGCAAATGCAGAGTCCGTAGTTATGCCAGTTTGGATACCTTGCACTGGTAATCCGTCTGTCCCAATCCCCGACGTATTCAACCCCGCAGGAGACCCCCCGCCAAAGGCCCCCGTGAGGCTGTTGAAGTTGTTGCTCAAGGTTGCGCCGAAGTCTCCGGGGACATAGTTGCTCATCATAGCATCGCCACCCATCGCGCCGCCAATGGCCCCCCCGACGCCGCCCATCAATGCCCCTTTGAGCGGGTCTCCCCCCGTAACTGCCGCGCCGATCGCACCCATACCGGCACCCGCAACCGCACCGCCGACAGCGACCGACGTTTCAAGGGCTGTTGCAATCGCGGGAGCAGCGTAAGGCATAACCACCATCGACACCACCGCTACCAACGCACCTGCGCCGCCCTTGCCACCCCCTCCGCCGCCTTTGCATAGGATCATCTTCCCCGTCACGGTGCGATAGCTCTGGGGGCCATCGAGTTCTGCAATGTATTCGTGCATGATCTACTCCAACGTCAGTCTGGTATGGTTGTACAGCTTCTTGAACCCGAGGCGGCTGAGATACTTCATCATGCCGTCGCTCACCCACGCATCCACGGCTTTGACGTTATTTGCCTTAAGCCATGCCACCACAATCTCCCACCACCGGCTTTTGGCCTTCATCAGCCCACGCCCGCCGAGGGCAAACACATTCGCTGCCGTGAATTTCGGGTAGGGGATGAACTCCACTGCCATCGCTATCGTCACGGCACCATCCTCCAGTTCGACAAAAATGAAGCATCGTCCCAAGGCATGAAGCGTTCGAATATCCTCCGCATCAATCTCTCCATGCGCCGCTTCATCACAGCACCTCTTGAACAGGGGTCCAACTTGGGTCCATAGCTCCGTCAACCTCTCGGGTGTGGGGTATTCGATCGTGAAGGTCATGCTTGACGAGGAATCGCCCCATGATACTTGCGGACAAGCCCATCAAAGAAATCCTTGCCTTTGGCAGCGACAACGTCTGCCGGAATGATGAACTCCCCATTGCTTACCTTGACCGGCCCGCCCGTGCTCTGATTAACCGCATGGATCGAGTCGCTCGTACCAGTGCCCGGCCCGTGGATCATGCCGCCGCCTGCGTGTGCCTCGGGTTGCCCGCCCATCGGGTTCGCCCCCTGATCCTGCACGTTACCCTGCGGCCCCTGACTTCCAAGCGCCCCTTCAGCCGCTTTCGCCGCCGTGAGGATGATAAGAACAAGCCCTTGGTCGTACTGCTGCGGCAGATCGTTGGGGCCACACAGCCCACGGGAGATAGCGAACTGGCGAAGCTGCGGCCAGAGTTGGGGGTTCTGCAAACAGGCTTGTGCCAGTTGGACGGCGATGTTGGCCAGATGCGGATCGATCTGCCCTTGGGCGATGGCCTGCTGTATGTGCTGTTGGATCTGCTGCTTGACGCCGGGGTTCTGGCGAAGCATGTCTGTGATCTGCTGATCCGCCATCTGTGGGTTGATGGGTTGGCCGGGCTGACCCTGCTGCGGAGCACCCAGAGGGGCGTTGGGGGGCACGGGCGAGCCGACCTGACCACCATCCGCATAGGCCGGAGTGTTGGGGTTCATGCGCCCGCCGCGCCCGGCAGTCGTCGGAGCAGCGTTGGAGAACGTATTGCCGCCGAAGGCGTGGGAAAGGGGCGTTTCAGCGGCCACGCCGCCCGTATTCAAACCGGCCAGTGGATTCCCCCCTTGCCCGTGAACTCCAGACATCGCGATGTAGTTGGGGTTAGCGACAGAAGATGCGACTCCGGGAATCGTCTCCCCTGTAAACGGGTCGGTGCTACTGGCTGCGAATGTATCGAGCGTCGGGGGGACATACGCTGCCTGTGCGCCCTGCTGCCCGACGGAGTTCAGCGTGAAGTGCTGTCCGTTCGCTACTGTACCAAACATCGGAGTGACGTTGGGGTTGTCTGCGGTAGGCATGGCATTCTGTGCCGCCGAGGGGGCGGTCGGGAGCGTAGCGGTGTTCAGACCGATCTGCCCACCATCTGCGTATCCGGCGGCTTCCATCGCCTTCCGGGTGTTGTCGGTCTGGGTCGTATTCGCCCGAATGTTATTCGCCCCCTGCTGAACATTCACAGTCGCCGGGCCCGGTGCCGTCGGAGCGGGACGTGCCGGTGGTTGGGCGGGGGGCGTTGCAGGTTTCTGCGACGAGGAATCGAAAGGCCAAGCCATGATGTGCTCCTATGATTTAAGCCGACCAATCAGGTCGTTGACCTGTGCTTGCAAGGATACCACATTGTTGGCAAGCTCTTGGACGTTGTTGATGAGGGCGACGAACTGGTTGAAATCAGCGACGAGATTGCCAGAAATGTTATAACCGGTGGGCTGCGCGGTGACACGTTTCATGGTTACGTTGTCGGCAACGGCGGTCGCAACGATGTCGTTGGTCACTGCCCGCCCCTGCGCGCCGCTCAGACCCGTCAGAAGCTCGATGTTGATCTTCATCTGGTTGAGGATGTCGGCTTCCCACTGTTGAACACCAGACTGGGGCACATCGCGGATAGACTGGAATGACGGCACGATTACACCTGTTTCAGGCCGAACGGGGTCTCGGCGAGATGAATGGCACGGACGCGGGTGTTGCCCGTCACGCGCACTTCGAACGTGTCTGACCGATACCCCGTGGGGAGGCGGAAGGGGGCCGAACTCGTGATCTGGTATGAGTAGATCAGGTTCTTGTTCACATACAAGCTGAACCCGATATACGTCCCAAGGGGCTGTATCGTCTGGATGTAGCTACCGGCGATGGGAACTGCGCTGAAGGGAGCCGCGCCGATCGCACCGCCAACGCGATTGCTCGTGATCAGGGCTTGGTTGGCGACAATAGTTGCCGCGTTCTGTGCTGCGAGGATTGCGTCGTTGGGGTTTGACCCGTAATCGGCAACCACCCGTGCCGCGCCGAGGTTGATATAATCCTTCGTTACCATGACCTTGGACTTCCAGTCCATTGACCCGTATGGCTGTGTCGGGTCATCCCAGAGGTAGACGTTGGTACCATAGGCGTAGTACATCTTGGCGGCGAGTTGATCGTAGTACGCTGTCGTGAAAGTCTGGCTCAACTCGACAAGGTAGCCGCCGATCTGGTCGTTGCGCTCGAAAACGAAGCTGCCACTCGCGCTTGTCGCGAAATACCGTCCGTTGTACTGCCTGGCGACCAGAGTCGTAGGATCGACCGAGACCCGCCATGTGTCCCAGTCATGGACGGCCTTCGTCAGGAGGTCGCCGCCAGAGGTCGCTGAGTACACCGCCAGACCGCCGGGAGTCGGGAACACGAGGCCATAGCCCATATTGACGACGCCCCGTTTCGACGTGCAGGTCAGCGTATAGTCCATGCGAGTCTTCGACATCACAGAGGGCACAGCCCCCTGCATCACCCACGGGTTCTTCTTGGTCAGGACGACGATGGTCTGGCCCACATTGTCGATCGCCACGATGTCGGCGTCGAGCGACTGCTGATACTTCACTGGCCACGCATGGGGTTGGTTGGGCTCGCAGAAGCAGACGGTGTTGCCGTAGAACCCCACCATCATGTTGTTGTGGATGGCCTTAATGCCCTGAAGGTTCGACGGGGGCATGTCGTAGTAGAGCGACGGCAGCGCAGTCGTCAGGGTGTTGGAGGCGAGTGTATCGACGTAGGACGTCGTGCCGAGGCTGATGTCAGCCACCTTGAAGTAGCTCGAACCAGACGCCGAGGTGACGGACCTATAGAGCCGCAGCACCATACCCGCTGTCTGATAGACACCCCCCGCGTATGACCCAGTCGTCGGGAACGCAGATGGCAAGCCGGAAATAGTAACGGTTTGCCCCTCCTTGATGTAAAGCTGAGAGGAGGTCGGCGACGGGGCAGACTCCTCCCCCCACGCGGTCAGCCAAGTATAGACGTAGGTGCGAAGGTACGTTGCGCCCGAGAGATCCACCCGCGCTGCCGCGTCGGCCCCCGCCACGACCGCCGCACCGGGGCAGTAATAAGTGAAGGTCGTCGAATTGACAACGGTGATCTGGGCATTCGTCAGATTGAACGTCGTGTCTGCGAAGGTCGTGGTCGTAACCGACGCGCCGGAGTTGAGGCCATGCGGGGCAGACGTAACGATCGTCGCCGTGTTGCCGGAATCGCGAGCACGAGTCGAGATCGTCAGTGTAGTGAAACTGGTCGCAGCGACTGTTGGAGCCGTCGGAGGAATGGGGAACCCAAGGGTGTAATAACTCGTCGGAGCCAGATCCGCCGTGGTGCCGTTACTGGTGGCCATCAGGTAGTTCGTTACCTTCGGCTCGCCGTTGCCGGTCGTATCCCCCGTGTAGTAGATCCGCTGCGTCGAGTTGGACGCCATCGCCGCCTTCGCGACATCAACGTCGGTGTTCCACGAGAGCCATAGGTTCGCCGTGATGCCCTTGCCTTGGATATTGCTCGTATCAGTCAGAGGATAGATGGTGTTGATCGTCCCCGTGCGAGCGAGCGCCTTCTCCAAAGAGGACTGGCTGAACGGGATCAAGTCACCGGAGTACAGCTTGGTGTTGTAGGCGAACTGCGCCGCCGTGTCTGGGAGGTTCTCCCCCGAGATCTTCGGTGCTTCACCAAGGAACTTGACGATCTTTACGGCTGACATTTCGGGTGCCCCTCGTTCTTGGCCGCACCTTCGCAGTGCCCCGCTTGAATCTTGTCAAGGAGCCAGCACAGACATACCCAAGGCTGGGCAGTTGCGACTCCGCATTCGGCGCTCAAGGTGTAGTAGCCACTAAACCCGAGTACTGCCGCCAGTGTTTTGTCCATCGCCCGCAGCACGTTGCGCCCGTATTCGACTTCATCGAATAGGATAGCCAAGAGCGACACGATCACCGACGCTATGGCACCGATGGAAAACGGCAACCACAGGATCAGGATAAGCGCGACTTTCTTGGCTATGGGGTTCACAGCTTGGCTCGCAGTTCGATGGTCTTCAGGTTAAACTCCCACATCTTCTTGAATCCCGGTGCGTAGTGCGAGTCGTTGGGGTCGAGCAGTTGCTCCTTGGTGATGCCCTGTCCCGCCGCCGTCAGGATGAACGACTGGATCAGAAACTCACGGGTTACGCGGGGCATCAGGTTCGCCTGCTCAAGCGCAGTCAGTTCGGCGAGTGCCTTGGACTTGCGCTGTTGATCTAGTTGCTCCTGCGACTTCGGGGTGACGATCAGATAAGGCGCATCGTCGATCTCTTGATTGTAGTTCGTCTCGTCATCCCCACGGATAGGGTCGGGGATTTCTTCGTACAGTTCTGCGGGGACTCGGACGTACTGTGTACCTGCTGCATCCACGTACTGCTGGTAGGGATTGCAACGCTTGAGTGTGTCACGCCATACAAACATTTTGGTTTCCTTTTAACGAGCAGGGGCGGGGCTGACGTTGCTGCCATCGAATGGGTTACGGGCATAGCTGATTGCTGCATACGCATCAGCCGCATTTGCAATAGTTGCAGAACGGTGCTTGATTCCATTGCTAACAATATCAACTCCGGTAGCTGCCGCAGTTGCCGCCGTGGTGTTCAGCAGCAGATATGAGGCGGTCGGGTTGTAGGCATCAATCAAGTCGGAGAACAGGTAGAACCCTGTAGTCGCTACCAAGTCCTTTTCTATCTGAATCTGCGGCCTTTGGCCTGCCCACTCGAACGCTCCATTGGTACTGCCATTTCCTGTAAAGCCGAGCATTGCCAGAAGTCCAGTAATGTCGGAGAACAAGATGTAGCGATAGACCGCTGCATTTGCATTAGCATTGTTCGTCGCGTTGTTCGTCACCATGAACTGCGTACTTGACCAGTTTCCAGTTCCCCAAGGGGTGTTGGTATTTGACTGTACTGGAGGGGTCGCGGAATCAATGATGGTGAAGTACGCCGCGCTAGTCATCTTGGTATGCCAGAAGAACCAGTCGCCCGAGGCTTCATTCTTCACAATGCCGCATGTCGGCGCTTTCCCGAGACTATGAGAAATGTTCCTGTTCGACGTGTTGTCACCTGTATAGGTTCCGGTCACACAGCCGTAAGTCGCTTCTGCTTGAATGGCAAGTCCTAGATACGTTCCGGACGATGGTGCGCTCCACGCAACTTTCGCCGCATTGGTATTGCAGGCCATCATGTTGCCGGTATCTGACGAGAAGCGGAATTTCCAATCTTCCGTTGTGTCAGTGCGCTTGAATATCTCTATCCAATTCGTCCAACTTGCACGATCAGAGGCGATATTCGCAGCAATTCCGCTACCAGACTCCCAACGGTGCTTGATGCCAGTGGCGGGATTAGCTATCGCCACCGCAGGAAGGTTCGCGGTGCAGAGGGACTTGAAGCCCGTAGGTGGTGTGTAGGTGAAGGGCCGCTGGCCAAAGTTGAAATCCTGCTGAGCGGCAGAGCCGTCAAAATCGTCGTGATACAAGGAACCTGACGGAGCAACTATCCCGCTGATACCATTGAAGGCGTACCCTGTACCCGCCGCAGGATCACCAGAGTTCTGCCACGTCCCGTTCTTGCGGAAGTAGAGCTTGCCATTGTCTGCATCATAGGCAACGCCGATCACGTCGCCAGTTGACCAAGACGCACCGTAAGCCGAACTGCTGCTGTTGTTGTTCTTATTGCCACTGGATTGCAGATAGACCCAACTGGTCGCAATCGCACCACTGCCCGCGCCGCCGCCAGCAGAGAATGCCGTATTGGGCGTATCAATGCCAATCGTACAGATCGCCCGCGAGTTTTGCGTCGCGGTCTGCGTAATCTCCCAATACCACTTGCCCGACGACACTCCGAAGGTGCCGCGCCAGCCAAGCGTTCCTGCCGCCGATGCCGTGTTGTAAAGCGCAAGCCCGCCATTCAACACGATCAAGTTGCCGTACTGATCCAGTCCGTTTGGAGTGCAGTAGTTATTCGTCGGCGTATCCACCATGCTGTCATACGTCACGCCAGCGGTCACGCTGATGTTGTTCGTGTTCCAGTAGTTGCCGTTACCGCTAACGTCCTTGCCGAGTCCGACGTTGCTGCCAGCGGTTAGGTTGGCATCTTTGAAGTCGAGGTGGAACCCGTTGTTACCGTAGGTTCCTGTGTAGGCTTTGGGAATCCATACGCCGTTGGAGTCGGTTTGGCCGAAGGATGAAGGTGTTAGTGCTTGGCCGTCGATGAAGTAGGTATCAGCAAAATACCCATCGGTGTAGGCCGTCGTATTCGCTGCGCCGAACTGGTGAGCAACCGCCGTATTGAACACTGCACTGACCGTTGCACTTGTCCCTACGGAAGTTCCATTCACATAAAGCGTTGCCGCGCCAGTCGTTTGCTTATAGACAATGTGATACCACGCAGAAGGATCACGAAATAATGACGTCGTAGTGATCGTTGCTGACCCTGCTAGTGTTACAACAAGTGCATCACCTGTCGAGAATCCAATGGTGTTGTTGGTCGATACGCCGAAGAAGTTCTGCAACGTCCCTGAAAAGCATTTGCTGTGCTTGACCCAACAGGACAAGGTGAAAGTATTCTGCGTTGTAGGAGCACCAAATGTCCTACTGAAATACGCACTCGCACTCGCACGAAGGCGAACGGAGTTGGTGATTTGGTAGGACGCCCCTGCACCCCCCGCGACCATGCCGAACGGTAGCATTACGCCCTCGTACTGGAGGAGTTGGAAACAAGCATCACCTTGGGCACAGCGTTGACCAACACGCACTTGAAAATCAGCACGTTGCTGTAGCCCGCCGTGGAGTTCAGCGTGATGCCCGACACGTTGATGAACATCGACCCGAACGCGACGGTCGTGCTCGTCCCTTGGATGATCTCCAACATGGCCATGCGCCCGTTCTTCCAACCCATCGGATTGGCGATGGTCGTAGTGGTTTGCGTGAGTGTCAGTTCCGCGTTTTGCTGAGTCCTCAAGTCCCAGTTCACCGTAGGTGCGGAGTTGAGCGTCCGAACCAACAGCGTCTGGGCCTCGGCGTAGTCGCCCGTCTTATCGGGGAAGCCGAACTGTTCCATGATTACAGGTCCGTGCCGAACGCGCCAACTGCCAGAGCGCAAGCCGTACCGCCCATCGCCGTAGGAGTGCCGACGTAGACCTTGTAGCCTGCGGGCAGCTTCAGGAACAATGGGATTTCGAACCCGCCGTTCGCTGCTACAGCCGACGGAGTCCATGCGGGCACGGGAATATCGGCAACGAGCAGGTTGTTCGTCGCGGTAGTGTTGGTTGAACCGTTGTTGATCCACACGCGAAGCGCAGTGGCATTCGACGTGCCGGACGGTGCCGCACCCGCCGTACCCGAGTAGCGAGCGATGACCTTCTCAACGGTGCCGCCGTTGGCCCCCACGGTATAGACCAGAGCGAGCGCGGTGCCCGCCGTATCCGTACCGTCGAATGCCTTGGTGGAAGTCAGGGCGGTGGAAAGCAGAACGCCCATCACGCCTGCATTGACGGTCTGGGCAGTGATTACAGCATTGGGGGTAGTGGCCATGATTTAGACTCCGAATTGTTGAAGCGTTGATAGCGCGGGGAGCGGGCTACCCCAACTCACTGCTGACCCATTTGTGGTGAGAACCTGTCCGTTCTTGTTCGCCTGCGCGGGGAACGACGCGGCGATGGTCGCTACATAGTCCTGAAAGTTCTGTAGCGTCAGCGGAACGTAGAACGCCGAGCCGGACGCGAACGACGCCTTCGCAGTCGAACCTTCCGCACCCCGTGCCACCGTCAGCGTAGCGTTACCAGTTGCCGCCGTAGCCGAGCGAACCTTGACGATCTCCCAGTTACCCGAGGTGTCTTGGATGACAGCGTAGTAATAGTTCGCGTCGAGCACCGCGCCGATATTCGGCAGCGAATCTGCCGCAGTGACGGCGACAGTCGTGGCAATTGCCGATGAGATCGGACTGGCTAGTGTGGTCTGCGGGAAGTTTGCAAGCATCAGTGCCATGATTGTTCCTTATGCCCAAGGTCGCATGACGACCATGAGGTTTCCGCGACCGAAGCCCTTGTTGGCTTTGGCCTTCGCCGTATTCAAGAAAAACTCCCACTGCTTACCGTGATACGTCGCGAGCTTGTCGTTCGACCACGGGCGTCCGGGTAGCATCATCAACTCATGCACAGTGCCGTGGAACATCGCCCGTTTGTAAAGCCGGATCAGGTTGTCTTCTGCATTGACCGCCGAGTCTAGTGGCCGAATCGCCACGTCAATCTGTGCAGTGTAGGTGTAGAGATTGTCAGGCACGGGAGCCACGCACAGCGTACCGGGAGCCATCTGGAACGCCACCGTCGGGATGCCTTCCGCCGCTGCGTTCGGCCAGTCGGGGTACATCCGCATCGCCTGCTCGTAGGGTACGAACGGGATCGTGACCCGAGTCGCCATCGTGGAGTAGGTATAGGAGCCAACCACCGTCGCATTGCCCGCAGGGACCGCTGCCATCGGATAGGAGAACGATGTCGTGCTGATCACCGTGACCGGAGCCGCAACGACCGTATAGGTGGCTGGAGTTGTGCCAGAGACCGTAACGAAATTGCCGGTGGCCAGATTGTGCGCCGTAGCGGTCACTACAGTCGCCACTGCGTTCGAATAAGTGATCGAGTTGATCGTCGCCCCGGCTACTGACGCAGTCGATCGAATCAACTGGATGTCCGAGATCGGAAGCAGAACCTCCGAGTCGGTAGGATACGGGCTCGTCAGGGCATACGTCGAGACATGCGGGACGAGGTTGAACGGGGCAAGCATCACGCGCCATCCAAGCGTCCGGTCGCACAAGTCCGTGTAGATCTTCCTCAGATAGAACGCAATGACTGCTGTAGGGCACCCATCTACATGCGGCGCGATGTCGGTCACATAGCTGGTGAAAGGTTGGAGAGCCATTACGACACCACCTGATCGGGTTTGAGACCGCCTTCCGGCGTATCAGTGACCGGCTTGACCTGCGCCGTGAAGCCGAGAAGCTGTTGGAAGGACTGCTGAAACATCTCGGCTCGCTTGTTCGCCACGCTCTCATTGTCGTAGCTTTCGATCCACCAGACGACGCAGTCCACCAACGCGGGGAAATAGGCGTCGGAGATCGTTGCTACGGTTTGCCCGAGGGTGTAGACAGGGGGGGCCTGCGCGTAATCGAGGACGAGTTGCTGACCTGCCGGTGAGGGGGGATACAGGAAAAACTGGTAGGGATTGCGAACATCACGCATCCAGTCCTGCGCCGATCCAGTCACACCGATTTGCCATGTGCTTAACGCAAGGTCAAGGGTCTGACGATTTACTTCATTGACATTCACCCCGCTGACGACTTGCAGAATGTCGATCACCCGGATGCAATCCGCAGGCAGCGGTTGTCGCACTCCGAGGATACAAGTGTAGGTAGTAGAGACTGCGAACAGGTCTGGCCGTAAAAGGGCGATGCGTTTGAGGCAGTGATTCACCGCCCGCAGGATATGGGCGTCGTCATAGCGGTACGGAGCCAGTTCGTCCTGACAAGCCGCCCTGACTTCAGTTATTACGTCCTGCGTGGTGAACGTGGCCATTACACACCTTTCGCCGCCAACCCTCTGGTCGCATCAACGCTCAACGCTTCGTCTGCATTGAGAACTCCAACGATTTCTTCTACTTTCGCCTTGCGGCCACCGCGCTTCGCAGCGACGACATCCTCGGTTACGACCTTCTCGGGCTCGGCAATCGGCAGGGGGGCTCCGGTGGCGTCGGCACACTCGACAAACCCATCTTCTGTTGCAAACCGCGCCTGCCAAATGAAAACTTGGCCGGTAGGTACATGCTTAAGGAATCGATCCGCCATCGCTAGGAGCCTCCACAATTGTTGGTTCGACCGGGGCAACCTCCGGTTGGGGGTAGCCAAAAGTCTCTCCGGTAATGTCTGTCACCGGCATGAAATCTGGTTCGGAAAACTGGGGCTGATATACATAGACTACGCCCGTACTGATGTGCTTCACATATCGATCTGTCATAACACACCTCTGCTAAGAAACGGGGGGCCGGAACCCCCCGTATTCTATCTCTGCTTTAGTTGCCCAGAGCGGTGAAGCCCAGACGCATGCGGAACTTGCCACCCATGCAGTACGTCGCGCCAGTGATGGCCGCGATGAGCACACGAACAACGTAGACCGACGCGGTCGGGATGGTGCCGGAAGTGATCGGGGTCAGCGACGGAAGCGCGTAACCCGCGTTCATAAACGACATCAGGCAGGTGCCCAGAGGAGCAGTCTGCACCAACTGGTTGGTGGTAGCGAACGTGGTGTTCGACGCAGTATAGGCAGTTGCGCCAGTACCGACAGCCACGGCAGACTGGCGGTCAGCCATTTGCACCAGAGCCGTACCCACGCTGATGGTCATCGAAGTGATCGCAGTGCTGTACCCGATCGGAAGGACGTCGGGGGTAGGTGCGTTCGGATCGAGGATCAGTTGGAAGGCATTGACGATCGAGTTGCCGGGCAGAATCGCGACGTCGATGGTGTCGTTCACCGCCACGCCACGGTTGGTGTTCGGCAGGGTCGATTGCTGGCCCAACTGCGTCAGCGCGTTGTTGCTGCCGATCTGGGACAGGTCGACCGTGATTTCCATAGTCTCCTGACCGCCGATGGCTCCATCACCACGAATGGTGGGGAAGACCGTCGAGAGCAGACGGCCCTTTTGATCCAAAATAAAATTTGCCATGATCTAGTTCCTTTCTGAAATGGCGGATTAGGCGCGGGCGTACAGCTTGACCAGAGCTTCGGGCTTGACCACTTGGTAGCCATACACTTGCAGGCCCCGGATGATCGTGCCGAAAGTCGATTCGGCGCGCAGATTCTCCATGTTGGTCATCTGCGAAGCGAAGGTCAGACCCATCTTGTGACCGGCCAGAACCGAGAAGCACTGGTTGCCGGTGTCGACAACGCGGTTCAGGTTGTGGCTGACATAGACCGTGAAGCGGTCGATCATGCCCAAACGGCCATTGCGGACCGGAGTCACGGAGTCGCCGGTCAGACTAGCGTCCTTGACATCCGACTTCTTGATCATGCCCGCCATCCAAGCCGGGAGGATCAGCCAACGGTCGGACTCAGGGGTGTTGGCCTCGTCCAGAACCGTGCCCATATCGACGATGTAGTCGATGATGTTGGTCTTGGTGACTTGAACCGGAGTGCCGGTCACGCCGAGGTTGATGTTGCCGGAGATACGACCTGCGGCAGAGCCCATGTTCAGGGCCGAGATGCCAGTCAGCAGGGTCGAAGAACCCAGAACCTTCTGGTCGATCTTGATCTTCATCTTCTCGGAGGCGTCACGCGCCCAAGCATCGAGCAGATTGACGTCGGCTTGGATCTTGTCCACGTCGTCTTCGACGGCAGCGAAGTAGTCGCCTTGGTCGATGTTCAACGTGAGCTTCGGCTTGTCAGGGCGCTCGACCTGAAGCTGCATGCCCTTCTGATAATCGCGGATGGTCAGTTCCGGCGTGGTGCGGATATTGACCTTGTCGCCGAAGCCGGTGATCTCGCCTTCGTAATCGGTGTTGGAAATTGCGGCCAGAACCGTTGCATCGTAAAAGTTCACGATCAGTTTGGACGCCCAGATTTCGGGAATGAAATTGCCGGTGTAGTTTGCATTTCCGGCTACGACGGGAAACGGCATGATGTATCTCCTAATTCAAATGAGGGGTAGCGCGTCAGGCGGCGATCCTGCCATCCTGTTGCGCTGCAAAAAGATCACGCTCTAGCTCTTTGAACTCGTTTTCGCGACCGGCAAATTTTCCGCGCCGGTTGTCGTCGTACAGCTTGGAGATCTCAGCCCGCGTCCAACGCCGCGCTTCCTGCGTCGACGGTGAGGTTGCGGCCAAAGTTCGCCCGGGCCCGATCTGGCGTTCCAGTTCGGTGACGTTGCTCTGACGAGTCGTAGTGCGTTGAGTGGGTGCGCCGACTTGGGGATTGAAGGCTTGGAAGATGGAAGCTACACGGGTGACGTCCAGATTTTTCTGTGCGTCCTCGATATACGTCTGACGAGTGATGCCCGTCATCGGATCGGGGGTCAGCAGCCACTGATGGAATTGGGGGTCGGCATTGATTTGTTCCCAGTTGGGGATCATAGCCCCCAGACGACCGAAGAACTCCTGCTCTGCACTTACTCGCTGATTCTGAGCGACTTGCTGCACTGTCGGGACGACTTGCTGAAGTCCGTTCAAACGCTGCTCCATCGCTACCAGAACTTGCTGAGTACGATCCAATTCCGCCTGTAGGCGGGCATTTTCCGATCGAGACACACGCTGTGCGAACTCCACCATCTCCTGCCCATAGTCTTCGACGTCCTGTTGGGTGACGAAGCCTCCGGTAGCGGGAGCGGGTGCAGCCTGCGCTTGCACTGGGGGTGCCGACTGCATCGTGGAAATCAACTGCTCCAACTGACTGATCCGTGCGGTAGCCTGATGAAGCTGAGTATTCACCGATTGGTAGACGCCCTGCAATGAACGCCAACGCTGCGCGTATGTCTGACTATTTTCATCTTCCGGCGAGACCTCCCGTACTACAGGGGGTGCCTCGTTCCCACCAGATTGGGCCTTCGCTACCGACGTGCCTTCACCCTGCTCCACGGATTCAGTCGGAGGTGTAGTGCCCTCCCCTGTTCCATAGTGCTGCTCGATGATGGCGTTAGCGGTTTCGACTTGGGTCTTGATCTGGTCCGGCAGGTTCATTTTTGTTCCTTACATTCGTTAAGGATTACATCAAGACTTAAGTACCCGCTGCATTTCTGTCAGCGTCTGGACGCGGCCTTGCATCACGCCCAGGTTGTCTTTTGCGAACGGCAGAGCATCTAGCTCGGTCTTCTGCCACGCGGCTACGAACTCCACGAATTCGGGGAATTGTCGTGCCATGTTTCGAATCCCTGCAAGCTGCTCTGGCGTGGGTTTCATTACGGATTGCCGTTGATCACGAAGAAGTTGATCACGGAAGCCGTGGTGTCGGCTGTTGCGGTGTGCACGTTGGTCAGGGTAATGACGAACGAACCCGCCGCAATGGTAGTCACAACCGGGATCGTCAGACCCGTGGTGCCGCCGCCGGACTGGATGGACACCAGAACGATGGAATTGGCATTCACTTTGCTGTTGGTCACGGTGAACGCCGCTTGCGCCGATGCCGCCAAGGACGCAGCGTTGGTGGTGATCGCGCCTTGGTAGGCATTGACGGTCACACCGGTCGAACGGCTAGTCGCCTGCGTGACGTTTGCGATGTTCTCCGTGGGGGCGGCGATCGAACGGACGCGGAGCAGACCTACCGAGAACTCTTCATGACGTGCCATGATTCTTTTCCTTCACTAGACTGGCTTGACGGGTCGCCTACCAGAATGGGGTTAGCCTACGGTTTCGCCGTGTCCGAGCGATATGTAGATGTTTCGAGGGAACGTGCCGCCCACCGGGGCGACTGCTGAAATACTGGTGTTGAGGCCCTTTTCGAACAGCAGCGGGATCGAGCCCGCGCCGGAGGCCAGTGGCATGGAACCGGGAGTTCCGACTGCCGGGACGGTAGCCGTGCTACCGACTTCGATATACACCGTTGCATCACCGCCGTTATAGATCCGAATCGTGCCGGGGCGGTTGGGAACCGCGATCGTGGCAGGCGTACTTGCTACTGTAAGCTGTAACACATACGTTCCCTGCGGGATGGGTGAAAAGCCTGCCATGTCTGGCTCCTTAACGATTTGTTGCGTTATACGGTAGTTGCTTGTTGAAGTCAAGCATCCCAATTTTTACTACACGATGTAGCTATTTCTTCGACACCCACTCCACGCAGTCAGCGTGAAGGCGGCGACACAGGCCATACTGATCCGTTGCTTGGTACTCCCAGTTTCTCAACGAGAGTTCCGAGCCGTCCAAGGGCTTGGTCAACGGGTCGCACTGTGACAGGCACGACTGCGGGGGTTGTCGCGACACCGTTTGCGACGTCGATGGCGTCGTTGAGCAGCCCCATAGACTCAGCGTCACGAGCGCAAGCAGCACGAGATTTCTTGAGTGCATCTAGTTCTCCTTTGTGTTTGGCGTTATTGGACGCAAGGCGCGAGGCTGCTTCAGCCTTGGCTGCGGAAACGGAGCGTTCGGTTTCAGCCGCAGCAGCGAGATTCGCAGCTTTAATAGCGGTGTCCTGCGCCACAGCGAGAGCACGGGCATTAGCGCCTGCCTCATACTTGTAGCCCACGCTGACCCCGGCGAAGAACAGGCTGATAGCGAAGACGATTCCGGCGATGATGGCATAGGGGTTGGGCATGTCATGGCTTCCTCGTGAAATCGTACTTCTCGACAATCTTGTTGGCGATGTTGGCCCCTGACCAAACGGCGAGGTAGATGGCGTAGATATAGACGAGGTGGATGCCGTTGGTGCTGTCAGTCAAACTCGCCTTCCGCGTCATGGAAATCAACGCCCAAGTCGAGGCCCACAACGCGATCAACTGGCCCACCTTGAAGATGGACACCTTGTGGGTCGTCGTATCGACCAACAGCCATCGAAGATCGAACGCATCGTCCTTGCGTTGCCATAAAAAGAGGACAACCAGAAGGACACCCGCTGTGCCCAACAGGATCAGGTCGTTCATCATCACCGTACAAGCAGGTAGAACTCATCTACCCCCTCCAACCGTTTCATGTAGGCGGCGTAGGTGTCGCGGGAGTGGTTGATCCACCATTCTTTTCCTTCGACAACCTCTTGGCCCGCGAGGACACAGCCCTCGCTATCCCGATTGAAGCATCCAACGTGGCAGCATAGTATTCCGCTGTGACCCTCAACCCCCATAACTTCGAAGGTTTCCACTGGGCCAGAATGAAGGTGGTGGATTCCCCGGACGCAGCGGTAGGTTCCGGGTGGTGTCTTCGGTAGATACGATCCATCGGTTTGCGGGTAGGCGTGTTCAAGAGTGACCATGAAGGGTGTGTCGTCCCCGGAGAACGTGAATTCGCCGAAGATGCCATCGGGGCGAAACTCAGACCGGAGAAGAACGTGGGTATCCATTACTGCTCCCTCCGGTCCCCGTGATGCAGCCCGCACTCACTCTTATCGGCCTTGCTATCCAGCTTGTCGAAGACTTCCTTGAACAACTGCTCCATCCGCGCCGTCAATTGCCGGATACCCTCCTGCCGGACGTAGTTCTGCGACATCTCAAGCCGGACTTGGATCAGATCCTTGTCTATTCGCTTGAAGTCCTCATGCAGCGGGTCGAAAGTCTTGAGCTTGGAGTCGATGGTTTCGAAGCGTTGGTCAAGAATGGTCTTGAACTGCCCGAGCGCGATCTTGCCCAACGCCCACAACGCCCCAACGATCGCTACTGACGCCCCGATCAAATCTGAATGGGTGATCCCAACAGCCGACACATCCATCTCAGCACCCCTTCTTGCCCTTGACGATGCCGCCCTTCTTGAAAGGCATGGGCTTGGCCTGCTTCTTGTCGAAGGCCATTTCCTTCTTGCCGCCCTCTTTCATGCCTTTCTTCTCGACGTCCTTGCCGGACTTCTCGAACTTGGCGAACGGGTTGGGTTTGGTAGCCATTATGCGGATCTCCCTGTCTGTGCGTTGGAAACGGTGTTGCCCGACTGCCCGCCCTTCGGCATGCCTCCGGGGAATGTGGGGGCGGCTCCCGGTGCCTGTTGACCGCCCTGCTGCGGGGGTTGCCCCGGTTGGCCTTGCGCCTGCTGTGCCTGCGCGGCCTTGGCCATCTCGTCGGCTTTCTGCTCCATCTCCATCTTTTCCTTCGATGGGACGATTTCATCAACCGGCATGTCCAGACCCTTGGCGACTTCACGCAGGATCGCGGCCCGACCCGGCAACTTGACGATCTGCTGATCGATCGGGTTGGCGGTAGCTTGCAGGAACTCGACCCGACGCACGTTGAGTTGTTCGCGGTTGGCCATCGTGATCGCGCCGGTCGCAAGGCACATGCAGTCGCCCTTGATGGCGTTGTCGTCGACGTAGCGCATGTTCCAGTTGAACTGGGCCGTCACCAACGGCTCGATGACGTCGCGATCGATGGCCATAATGACCTGTCGGATGCCCTTGCCCGCGCTGCCCATGAGCATGGATAGGCCGGACGCCGTGCGCCCCGCGCCTCCGACCTGCATATCGCCATAAACGTAGGCCGGAACACCCGACTGGTCGTCGGCGAGCTTGGAAAAGTGGGTGTAAACCGTCATCAGGGGCTGAGAACGGTCGTCGGGTTGGTCAAAACGGATGGCGGGTTGTCCCGAACCCATCGGATCGTTCAAAGTCTGCCAGATCCGCCACGGTTGGAGGGTCGAAATCTCCTCATCTGCCGGTAAACGGTCAATATTGACCTCAACTTGGGGCCCGGAGGCCAATCCCATGTTGTTTACGAGCGCACGGGCAGCAGAATTGCACATCTGCTGTATGTCTTCGATGATTTCGGGGATGCCGGAGCCCCAAAGAGCGCCCGGGCGCTTGATGAACGAGGTCGTGTAGTACGGTTTCTTGCCCAGAGGGTCGTAATTCAGCACCGCCTTGATGACCCAACGCCCTATCATCCACGCGTTGACGTCGTATTCCTTGGCTTCGTCGGGGATTTCCTCCTCCGACATGCCCCATTCGCGCAATTTCTTGCCCGGAACCTTGCCCCAGAACTCCAGAGCATCGCACACCTGCGTCGGACGCATCCAGATGTTGTGCTTATTCTCCAATTGGGCCTTGGCCATCTCGGTGGACCAGAGCCAACCGAGCATCCCACCGGTGGGCATCTCGTTCAACACGGCCCGGATGGCGTCATCATCGTAGCCGGGAACACCGATCAGTTCGGCAAGCTCGGGACGGGAGAGCCTGTGGTGCTCGAACAGGTAGCCCTCGTGGATGTTGGTGATCCCTGCCTCGGGATACATCCGGTAGGGGTCGCGGCGTTGGTACTGCGGGGCGAGTTGGTCGGTGACTTTCGGGGAATAGGTGCCGTCCGGGTTGGGCACCCACTCCAGTTTCCGCGTCCTCCGAACGATCGGCCCCTTGAGCCACGCATTCGGGTAGGTCGAGAGGTCTGACAGGAAGTCGTCGAACCCATCGACGAGCCCGCCCTCGGCGAACTGGTCCTCGATTTGCGTTCGCATCCTGCGGGCAGTCTCCATCGCCTCGGCGTAAAGCTCCTCACGGATATCGTTCTCGGCGTTCTCCTTGAGGTCTTCCATGTCCTCGGAGTCGGGCGCGATCTGGTTCTGCTGTATGGACTGGATGACCTTGTCGGCGAACTTCTTGTGGATGCGGTCCTGCACATCCTGTGGCAGGTCCGGCTTGGGCGTCGGCTTGATGTCGAAGGGGATCATGCCCCCCTCCATCAGTACGTCCCGTAGCCACGACTCCGCGCCACGGCACTTGGTCTCCGTGAGCATCATGTAGACCTTGGAGCCGCCCTGCTCCTCGATCTCGCGCAGCTTGTCGGCCTCGTACTCACCGGCCCGCTGCCGGAGGGCCTTGAGCATCTTCTCCTCGATCGGCTTCTTCGCCAGATACGCGGAGTTCCACAACGAATGGAGATGCGCGGCCAACCCTACGATCAAGGGCTCCGACTGACGCTGCTCGGCCTGACGCTTGGCATCCGCGTCCCGGTCAAGCTGTGCGTTGGTTTTTAAGACCAACAGACCGGCCATGATAGCCGGTCCTTACTTCTTGCTTGCTGCGAACTGGTCGCCTTGAACGTAGCCGTTGGACTCCTTGGCCGACCCCGGCTTGCCCGAGCGACCGGCTTTGCCCATGCTCTTGCCGGGGACGGAGCCCGCCGAGCCGGTGCGCTGCATCGCGAACTGGTCGCCCTGATGGAAGCCACTGGCGGGGGGAGCCGCGTCGGGGCCGGAGCCTGCCGCGTTCTTGTTGCGAAGGTCCATGTGGGAGCCGACGCCGCCACGGAAGCCGCCGGTAGCTGCGATCTGGTTGCCTTGGTTATAGCCGCCGGGGGTGGCAGAAGCAGCGCGACCGCCCACTTTGCCCATGTTGTTGAACTGGTGTCCCATGATGTTCTTTCCCTTTGCAAAGAGGACCCGGCTTCTGCCGAGTTGCGACTTTATATCATGGGTCTGTCCCATTTGCAACTACAGCTACGTCCATCCCCCTGCGCTCGCCACCTTGACCTGCCGCCTGCGGGACTGCGCCCTGCCGAACATGCGCCCGCCGTCGTGGTGGAGGCAGGCATACTGGAGGGCGTCGGCGACGTCCGAGATCGGGTGGCTTTTCTCCGGCGTGTCGTCGGCCACCCCCTTGGTATTGACCTTGTAGCGGTAGGCTCCGGCGAGACCCCGGATGACGAGGGTGGCCGTCGGGCTGATGAGCATGCCGGGGTTGCCGTTGATCTGCCGCGTGAGGTAGTTCTCCACCGCGCCGAGCCGGGCAGCAATGGCGTTGGTTGAGGCCGCTTGGACGGCAAACCCTTCCGCCTTGAAGATGTCCATCACGGACTTCTCGTCGGAATCCGCCCGGGCGTTGGCCGAGGGGTCGATGATCAGGGCGACGGAGGGGATGCTTCGGAAGGAATTGTTAAGGAGCGGTTTGAGAATCTCGCGACTGAAACGTAGCGCGCCCATACCCTCGGCATTTCCGGTGACAGCCGCATGGACAACGACTCGACCATCGTAAGTCTGTTGGGTAAGAACAGCAGACGGGTTAAGACCCGCGTCGATGCCGATGATAAGCGGAACGGTGAGAAGATTAGGGACAGACGATGCGACGTGGATGGATCGATCAAAGCACCGGAAGACCGGTTGGCCGGAGAGGGACTTGCCGAACTCGGCGTGGATATAGACGTCGATCCAGTCCTGTGTTTTGCCTTCCGCGAGGTTCGCATAGTAGTTCTCCTTGAGGTACTGCACCCAGTCTGCCTCGGGCGACAGGCCGGAGGGTTGGAAGAATACCGCCCAGTTGTCCGGCGGGTTGGTGAGCTTCTCCTCCCAGTAGGTGTCCATGTCCGGCGGGTTGCTCATGCCCCAGATCTTGTCCATCTGGACGCCGTGGTCGTCCTTGCACCCCACCCCGTTCATCGACGAGTCTGGGTAGCGCCCGATCCGGCTCTGCAACACCTCGAAGATGTCGGGGTTGATTTCGCGGAACTCGTCCATCACGGCGAAGGTCGCGTTGAGGGACAGCAGTCGCCGGACGTCGTTGGCATCGTCCAGACCCCGGAACAGCACCTCGCACTCGACGTCGTCGAACTTCAGGATGAACTTGAACTCGGTCTTGGCGAACGCCCCGGCCACCCCGTCCGGGAACCATTTGAGGAAGTCGGGCAGCGTCGTGTCCCGCAACTGCTCCCGCGTGTTCCGTATCCAGATGCACTTGCTGCGCCGGACGCCATCCCGACAGGGAGCGATGCGCGCCGCCTCGTAGCTGATCTTGATGATCCCCGCCGTCGTCTTGGTGGAACCCACCGGCCCGACGATCAGGTTGATGAACTTGTCCGACTGGAGGAACCCCTGTACCGACTTGGGGGGTGCGTAGACTAGCTCTCCCATCGGGTGTGAATGCCAAGGAGTGCGAGGTCGGTCGTGATGGTCGAGGGGGCGAGGTAGCTCGGGGGTTCTTCTTCGATCGGGTCAAGGGTCACGCCGGACACCACCTGCTCGGCGTTGTTCAACACGATCTTGATGGTGAAGCCGGTTCCCTGCGGAGTGAGCAGTTGCTTCGGCTCCAGATCCCCCGTCTTGGTAACGAACTTCAGGTAGTCGAGCTTCTGGGTGAAGGAAGCCGTGCTCGACAGCAGGTAGTCGTAGCATTCTTCCTGCAATGCGAGGGCTTGAGCCTGACTTTTCTTCTTGAAAAGCTGCTCAACTGACATTCCATCGGGGATGACTATGTCGTTCATTCGGTCAGAGTACCAGAACCGGGCAGGGTTGGTCAATCCTCGTCAATCGTGGCCAAGAACTCGGCACGGGCAGCATTGTCCCGCTCGATCTCCTCGGGGGTGCGGGTGTCTTCCACTGCTTCGTCGTTTCGGAGTTTGATCTCCTCCCGCACCAACTCGATGAACTCGATGGGTTCTCCGGCAGCAGTCAGGTCGGCAATGGTCTGCCTCGGCATGATGGTTCCCGGCTCTGCTGCTCGAATGGCGGCGATGGTGCGTTTTTGGGAATCGGTGAGGACGAGGCGGGCGGGTTTGGGGATGCGCAGTGACGGCGGGGCGACTTCTTTTATCTCAACCCCAAGGTACGCTTCGACGCTTCGCCTCACAATCTCCGAAATGGGGGCACCGGTTCTCCGAGACTCTTTTTTGAGGGCGGCGATCGTTTCGATTTCGAAATAGGTATGGATCTGTTTTCGGGCCATGATAGTCTCTTAGAATTGGTGCTTTTATTATATGGTACTACCTGATAGCTGTCAATACTTTCTTGTATGTGTATTAATACGGGTAGTTAGTTGTACCGATGTGTATTGGGTGATACATATACCACTAATTTTATTATTGGGGAAAAAATGGGCCGTGTTATGAACGGAACAGTCGAAAAAGGGGCCCCCCGTGGGGGGGTCGTGGCCATCTGCCCCCCGGTCGCCTTGCTTGCCTGACCCACCCCCTGCCGCCCCCGCCCCCCTACTGCCCCGAGGGGTATCTGTAGAGTGTGGGTTGTCGGCAGGGCAGACACGCCCTGCACGGCACTTGGCAGACTTCTGCCGAGTTCATCCACTCACTTCAAGGAGATTCAAATGAGCAAGAAATCCACACTAGTAGCCGCAGTCGTTTCCGCCTTCCGTTCCCACAAGGACATGCACAAGACGATTGCAGCGCAACTGCCCAAGCTCTCTGCTGCCGAGCGCAAGGCGTTTGTGATCGACACAGCCAATGCTCTCGCGGCATGCTCGCCCAACGGCATGCAGACCTACGATGGGCAACGCGGCATCGCATTCGGCATCTGGGATGCGGAATCCGGCAAGATGGTTCGCACCCCGGAATGCAACGCTACACGGGAGTGGTTCCGGGTCAACGTCCTGCGCTACTTCAAGCCCGTGACCGAGCCGGTCGCTCCGTCTGCCATCTGGAGCAAGATCGCCGGAGAACTGACCACCATCAAGACTAAGGCCCGCAAGCTGAACACGGCAGAGCAGCGCATGTTCTTCGCCCGCCTTGCCGAACTGGAAGCTGAGTTCTTCGCCGACTAACTCGGCAGGAATCTGCCGAGTCCCTGCCCCGCACTCGTGGGGCAGGGCTTATACCTTGCGATGGATCATGGCAATGAAGTCCGTCTGTGCCCGAGGCCGCTGTAGGGCCGCTATGACCCCTTGCCGCTTGAATTTACGCATTGCTCCCTCTATCCACTGGTTACGAAAACGCTCTCGCTCTGTTGGCGTGGCGAACCTGTATTGCGTCACGAGCTTGGCCGTTATGCCACGGTCGCGCACCTCTTTCGCGGCGTGGGCGCGGGGGGATGGCAGGTAAGGAATGGGCATGGTGTTCTCCAGTGGCGGGCGGGATGGCACCAGAGTAATGGATAATCAAAAACAGGGCAAGTCGCAGAATTTGCTCAAACCTTTTGATTGCCCCTCCGCCCTAGTGGCACAAGGGAAAGGATAGACTAATAATCAAATAATAATAAAAATATATATATATATAGGGGGTAAACAGAATCTGTCTCATAATATTTGTCTCGGCGAGCACTTCGTCCCTCCAAATATTTTCTGAGTGTGTAAATCCCCTTGATTATTTATTATTTGATTATCCCCTGCCGAATGCCTTGCGGCAGTAGGGCGCACCCACAATAAAAGCACAATCAAAATGCCGTTTCGCACAACCTTTTGTTTATTGGCAAGGCCGAAACTCGGCAGAAGTCTGCCGAGTCGTGACGTCATGCGTCACCTGACGAGGTCAGCTAATCCACCTACTGAAAGGAATCATCATGGCAAACCAAGCACGTTTCATCAAGCGCGTAGGCATGCACACCCTGTCCCTCGATCTGCCTGTGCGCGGGCGTGGTCACGCCTCATCAGCAGTGCCGGGCGGGTATCCCTACGATGCCTACGACTTGGACTTCACCAACCCCGTAGCGTCGTGCCACAGCAAGCCCCTGCCGATGGTGGCGCACCTGAACTATCGTGGCGGCAAGCTGTGCGAGTCGGCGTTCCTCGCCGTAAAAGAGGAGGGCGCAGTCCCCGTGTTCCACCGCAACAGCGAGAACGACATGCAGCGGTACAACCTCGCAAAAGCCGCCGCCGTAGCGGCGCGTGAGAACGCGGAGGCCGAAATCGCAGCAGTCGAGTATCACATGCAGCACCGCCGCATGAGCGAGAACTGATAGCCCGTCTATCAAAAACCGTGGGGGAGAATCCTCTCCCACTTAATCGCAGTGCCTTCCATCATGGAGAATCAAATGGCAACGAAGAACGTCAGCATCACCAAGCAAGTCACCACCACCGTCGAGACCACCGAGCAGCGCATCGTGCTGCGCCTGCGCCCCGACAACGGGCAGAGCCTCGCCCAGATGAAGAAGGACAACAACCGCATCGCGGCGTTCGCCCGCGAACTGGGCTACATGCCCGTCAAGGTGAAGGAGGTCGGCAACTCGTAAGCGAACACCCGGACTCGGCAGATCCCTGCCGAGTCCTTTTACCTACTGAAAGGGATCACTATGAACCAGATCGAACGTACAACGTGCGACCTTGCAGTCGCTATCCTCGCGGGCATCCTGCTCGCTTGGACTTTCGTGGAGTACCTGTGATGAAAATCAAAACCGCAGACCTGATCGGCCCCGCTCTTGACTGGGCAGTAATGAAGATTGAAGGACGAGTCCTTGTTCAGACCCTTGGAGGAGGCTTGCTTGTAAATGGAAGACATGAAGACGGAAGAGAACTGCCAGAAGATTGGCAAATGACTTTCATGTGGCACCCATCAACCGACTGGGAACAAGGTGGCCCGATCATCGAACGGGAGAAAATCGACATTAGCTACTGGACTTCAGGCAACGCTTGGCACGGAGCCTGCCCCGGACGTATGCGCTACGACTGCGAAGGTGAATATATTGATGGGTCGGATGGGCATAGTGATGGCCCCACTCCGCTCATCGCCGCCATGCGCTGCTTCGTTGCCTCAAGGCTCGGTGATGAAGTGGATGTGCCGGAGGAACTGAAATGAAACTCAAGCGCAAGCAGATCATCGAGATCCAGTCCATGACAGCAGAGGAACTCGGCGCGTTCATCGGCATGATCAGCATGGTGTGGCAGTACGCGCACCCGATCGAGCCACCGAAGGACAGCAACGAGACAGACAGGCACAACTACCTGTGCGAGAAGTACGGCACGAGCAACGTCTGGGTGGCGAGCAACGCCCAAGAGTTTTATCGGCTCGCCGGGTACGCAGAGAAGGATGCCATGCACAGCAAGGGCGGCATCGTCGTGGCCATCATCCGCAATGGAGTCATCGAGCGAGAGGAGATGTTCAAATGAAACGCACATCTGACATAACCAACACGCAGCAGCACAACAGCATCGCATGGTGCAAGGCGTACCTCATTGCGCTCGGCAACCGTGTGCCTGTCAGCCTGATCCATCCGCATGAGAACGTCCGGCAGTACATGGTCGAACTCACCCGCGAAGCACCGACACGCCTCATCGGGACTGCGCCCTCAATCAGCAATGATCACGGTCTCGGCTGCGCGCTGCTGCAACCCACCCCCCGCCAACGGCGGCTTTTCTAGGAGATCAGCATGGCATTGAACTGGAGCATCGGCAAGTGTGCCGACCACGAGCAGTTGTGGGTAAAGGACGGCGAGGAGGGCGGCAAGCCCATGTATCGCCTCAACCCCATCACCGATGGGCTGATCTGGCTCACCATGATCGTCGAGCAAGGCACCATCACCGAGGCGAACTGGCGCGAGTTCTATCGCCGCGCCAAGCTGTACGAGTTCTACAACGGCCCGTATTTCAACGGCGCGGAGATCACCCCGGCCATGATCCACAGGCACATCGGGCTCGCGACCAACGTCAGCAGCAGCAGCATCAAGAACTGGAACGCCCGCTTGCGTCAGTGGAGCGCGGAGTTCATCAAGCAGACCGCAGCACCGCAGGAGAAGTGGAAGTACGAAGCACCGAAGGTGGACTAACGTCCAACTCGGCAAGGCTGACTCGGCAGAAACCTGCCGAGCTTAACTACCTACTCACATGGAGTGCATCATGCAAAAACGAAACTGGATTCACAGGACAGGTGAAGGCATCGAGGTTGAACACCGCCGACTGATCGACCTCTACATCGACATCGGCAACCGTCACGACCTCGACATAACGGGTGATAGCGCGGAGCCTTTCCGCAACCAGAGCAACATGGCGCTGTTCCGCCAGACGCTCACCGACAACTACGACTGGCAGGTGATGTGCGACGATGCCAAAGTTACCCACGATCGTCGCATTCGGCGGGCTGACTACGTCGCCGGGATTGAAGCGCGCATGGGCATCGGCCGTCATGCCCCGTACTGGAGGTACGAGGGCCGCGACAGGGGGAGCGCCCGCAACCTGATCTACTCCAACAGGGAGAAGGGCAGGGTGTATGCCAAGCTCGGCGACAAGAATGTCACGATGCGAACCATCTTCGAAACCGTCACGACGTATGGGCAGGAGGCGCTCGACAGCTTCGGCAGCCTCGGCACGATGGGGCGTATCCTGCAACGCAACGACGGCCCGGCACCGACACGCTTCGCGGCGGCATTCCGCGCAATGCAGGATGTCGGGATCCCGTGGCGCATGGAGCACTGGTGGCGTAGCGGTGTGTTGCCTTTCCTGCTCGCACCCCGCGCAAGCGAGAAGCATCCCGGCCTGCTGTGTTACTACCAGAGTGCCGACAAGATGGAGCGCGATGTGCTGACACCCATCAAGGCAGGCAGGTTCCTCGGCAAGTACTTCCCCCAACTGGATGAGGACCACGTCCGTTACTGGTCAACCGAGTGGGACAACGCCAACAGCGAACTGGTGGTGCACTTCACCGAGACCACGACACTCTCCAACCACGCGGCAGTCGAGCAGCACTGGATGGACATCTATCGCCATGGGCCGCACTCGTGCATGAAGTCGAGCAGTTCGGTCAGAGTGTATGCCAAGCCGGGCAACTCGCTGCGTCTGGCCTACATCACGGACGACGGCACTCCCGGCGGGCAACCCATCGCCCGTTGTATCGTGCGCGACGACGAGATGAAGTGGGTGCGTATCTACCCCGAGGACAGCGGGCGCATGTGGAACGGCATGAAGAAGAAACTGGAGGCACTGGGCTACACGCACGGCGGCTTCGAAGGCATCGAGATCCAACGCATCCGGTCGGGCAACGGGTACGTCTGCCCCTATATAGACTGTGGCTACGACGGCCCGCAGATGGTGTCGGTGGAGGACGACTGTCTGCTCATCACGGAGGACGGCGAGTGGGATGCGGCGACGACGGGTGGTCACATCGGAAAATGTATGTGCTGCGACAATTGCGGCGACGGCGTCGACTCCGACGATGTCTACTACAGCGACGGGGACACTCCCTACTGCGAGTCCTGCTACAACGACCTGTTCTGTCAGGCGTATTCTCACAGGGGGCGGCAGTGCGAGTGCCGTCAGGAGGACTGTGTCCAGGTGGATGGCGAGTGGTATCACATCGACTACCTGTCGTACAACAGCATCCATGAGTGCGACAACTGCGGCGAGTACTTCAAGTCAGATGATATGGTCGGAGTGCTCGACGGCCTTGCCTGCGTCGACTGCGCCGTTGCCCTTGACGTCAAGGACAGGTATGGCAACCACCACGCCTTGCTCTACGACACGGTGGATACCGACGACGGGCGCACCATCCGCGAGGACGAGTCGGTCGAGATCGAGTGGGCGGATGGCGACACCTACGTCCTGCACAAGGACGACGACCCGCTGGAGTACCTGCCCGAGGTGGATGACCCCGACGACACGGCCCGTGTCAACATCGACGCCGAACAAGGAGAAGAATATGAACACGCAACGGCTTAAGAAAATCCTGCGGCTTGCCCGCCATCACAACAGCCCCGGCGAGATCATCATGTGTCGCATGCTGTGGCGCATACCGGGCATCGAGGCGCACATCAGCAGCACCAAGTCGGTGTCGGCCTATTACCTCACCATCCCCAAGTCGGACGGCACGAAGTACCCCGTGCTCTGGTCGGCACATACCGACTCGGTGCATGCCCACACCGACGAGGTGAGGCAGAACATCCTGTTCGACGCCGAGGACATGATGTTCGCTGCGTCACGGGGCAAGGCCATACTCGGTGCGGATGACGGCGCAGGACTGTGGCTGTTGTGGGAGATGATCGAGGCAGGTGTGCCGGGAACCTATGTGTTCCACCGTGGCGAGGAGGTGGGCGGCATCGGCTCACGCAGCATGGAGGCCGAGCAAGAGAAGTGGCTTGAGCAATTCACCCACGCCATCGCCTTCGATCGCAAGGGCAACGAGGACGTGATCACGCATCAGGGTATGGGGCGCTGCTGCTCGGACGCATGGGCAATGCAGTTCGCCGAGATGCTCGGCATGGGTCACAAGAAGTCGGAGCATGGCATCTTCACCGACACGGCGAACTACACCTCGCTCATCCCCGAGTGCAGCAACGTCGGCATAGGGTACGAAGGGGCGCACTCGCACAAGGAGACACTCGATCTTGAGTATCTGTTCAGGCTGCGTGACCGCATGATCGAGGTATTTAAGGACGCGCCCGACATGAAGGTGGTACGCAAGGTGGATGACGTCGAGGACTACGCCATGTTCTACGGGCAGGGGTGGCGCAGGGCGTCGACGACCGCCAAGCGCAAGCCCATCGATCTGTACGACGTGGATGAGTGGGACATCGTCGGCATGCCCATACTGCGACTGGAGCAGATGTGCCGCATGAACCCCGGCGCGGCAGCAGACTTGCTGATGGACTTTGCAGGGAAGATCGTCTATCAGCTGGAGTTGGAACTGGACGATGAGATGGAGGGTCTGGACGAACACGCCTCATCACATTTGAAGCATGGACTGGCATAGGAGAGCAGCAATGATCAACGGAAAAAGCATCAACATTTCGACCATTACTAGGAGAGCAGCATGAGTCACTTTGTTTGTATCGTTATCGGCGAGGACGCCAAAGCCCAACTCGCCCCCTACGACGAGAACATCACCGTCGAGCCCTACGAGGAGTTGTACGACGGGGAGAGTCTTCAGCGCATGGCCGCGCACTACATGATCGACCCCAACAACCTGCCTGCGTTGGCCGAGCAATTCCCCGAGTGGGCAGGTTGTAACGCCGTGGTCAGGGACGGCAAGCTGTACCGCATCTCCACCTACAACCCGAAGTCGAAGTGGGACTGGTATCAACTCGGCGGCAGATGGGCGGGCATGCTCAAGCTCAAGGCTCCCGGTCAGGCAGTGCAGGGCGAGCGGTCGTGGGCCAACGAGCACGAGACCACGGACGAGATGCATGGCGATGCTGCGCTGAAGTGCGACATCGACTTCGATGGCATGCGTGACGAGGCAGCAGAGAAGGCGCAGGCCCGATGGGAGAGGGCGCAGTTGATCCTCAAGGGCAAGAGCTTCGACAGTTGGCAGACTGTGTTCGACCGGTGCGGGCGTGATGTCGAGAAGGCGCGACTGGAGTACCACGCGCAGGAGGGCGTCAAGCTGCTGAAGGAGGACAAGGAGTTCGCATGGGAGTGCGATGACATCCTCACCTCGCTGCCCGAGTACATCGCTCGTGCCCGCATGCAGGCAGTGAGTTCGTTCGCCCTGTTGGTCAATGGCGAGTGGTACGAACGTGGCGAGATGGGATGGTTCGGCATGGCGAGCAATGAGAAGGACGAGGACGACTGGTACAAGTTCGTCGCCCAACAACTCAATGCCGCATCCGAAACCACGCCGATCGCGGTGTACGACCTTCACATCTAGGAGGAGACCATGGGAGGTGACGACTATCTTCCCGTACACAAGCGGGAAGGCTACGCCGAGCGGATGTACGAGCACGGCGAGTTTCTACGCAAGGCAAAGAAGGAGAACGACATGCTTGAATCCAAGCGACAAGGGGCGTACTATACGGACGACAAAGGCAAGCGCATCTATTACAAAGACATCGCCAGAGACATCCGGCAACACCACCCGAAACTCGAAGGGCAGCACATCTTCGCACAGCTTGACGCACTGGGCTTGCGGGATGGTTTCAACAAGGGACACACCGCGTGTGCGCTCCCCTATTCTTTCACTGACTAAAGGACTACGAACATGGCAGCGAATATTGAACGAATGGCACTGATTGGCCAACCCGCATGGCACGGGTTGGAAGAAGTAATGAACGAGGACAGCACGATGGAGGAGTGGGCCGTTGCGGCTGCGCTCGACCACGCCATCGAGAAGGTGCCCGTGCTGTACAAGGTGAATGCAGATGGGTTCCTCCGCTCCTCGGAGGACAAGTTCGTCCTGTTCCGCACCGACACGGGCCGCGACCTCTCCATCGTCAGCGAGCAGTACAACGTGGTGCAACCGAAGGAGATTCTGGATTCGTTCCAGTACCTCATCGACAAGCACGGCTTCAAGATGGAGACTGCCGGATCACTGGCGGGTGGCAAGAAGATCTGGGCGATGGCAAGCACGGGCAACACCCTGCAAGTCGGCGTGATGGGCGACATCATCAAGCAGTTCATCCTCCTCGCCACCTCCTACGATGGCAGCATCGCCACCACGGGCAAGCACACGAGTCAGCGCGTCGTGTGCGAGAACACGCTCAACATCTGCCTCGGCAATGGCGAGCCCGCCGTGAAGGTGAATCATCGTAGCGTGTTCGACAAGGATCAGATGCTCATCGACCTCGGCCTCATGGAGAGCGAGTGGGCTGACTTCGGCGTGATGGCCAACCGCATGCACAACGCACCGGTATCGAAGGCGTCGACGGCAGCGCGTTGGTACGCTGAACTCCTGACCGAGCGGCCCATGACCGACGAGGAAGTCATCGAGATGGCGGGCGAGAACCGTGTCCTCAAGCAGTTGATGACCGTGTTCCGCGAGGCGAAGGGCGGCGAGCCGACCGTGTGGGGCTTGGTCAATGGCGTCACGGCATTCATCGACCATGTGCGTGGGCGCAGCGCAGACACGCGGCTCAACTCGTCGTGGTTTGGTCAGGGTGCCAGCCTCAAGCAGAAGGCATGGGACAAGGCAGTGCTCACCGTCGCAGCCAACGACAGCGCAGTGCAGGTGGCGGCATGACATACCCCGTGCAAAAAGTCCGGCCAGTCCGGCCTGCGCCCGCCACCCCGGAGGACCACGGCTTGCCGTGGTCAAGCGACGATCTTGCTGCCGTCGTAGGCGACTACTTGTCGGGCATGTCGATTCAGCAACTCGCCGAGAAGTTCGGACGGACGACCGAGTCCATCCGTTGCAAAATCCCTCTCGCCCTTCAAGACACCGGAGGGTATGTCGCGGATGTCTGCCCACAGATGTACCGCGACCGGGTGGCAGCAGCAACCAAAGCAGCGCATACGATACACACCAACATTCAATCGACTCAGGAGAAACAAGTGAAGATAGTTATCGAAACCAAGACGTTCATCAACGGCAGCGACGTGGCTGCTCTCACCAACGACCAACTGTTCAAGTTCATCTCGGACATCGAGAACGAGGTCAAGCGCCTGTCGGCCATCGAGCACAAGCCGAAGGCACTGCAAGCCCAGATCAATGCGCTCAACTGCGGCATCATCGACATCGTCGAGATCTGCGATGCGCGTCTGGCCAAGGAAGGCGGTGCAGCATGAGCAAGAATCTCAACAACGTCCTCGAATGCGTGTCCGGCGTCAAGGACATCTGCGACAACCTGCTCGCCATCAAGGGGGAGAAGTTCGTACAGAAGGTGCAGATCGTGCATTCGCTGTATAGCCTGTCGAAGATGGCTGACAAGGCGATCGACAAGACCGACCCTATCAGGGGCGCGATGTTCTCATTCGCTCTCGACAACGTGACGGCGATGGTGATCAAGCACATCCTCGCCGACGACAAGGAGGCAGAGGACGTTCTGGAGTGGGCCGAGGTCATTGAGAAACGGCTCAACTCGTGAATCATGCCGACCGAGAAAGACTGCATGCCCGGATCGAACGCGCTATCGACCGGTTGAAGTCGGGCGGCATGCGTATCGGCCCGAAGATGCATGATGCCCTGTACCGCATGGCATGCGTCGGCGCAATGGCCGTGAGCAAGGGGAAGAACCCTGAGCTTATGCATGCGATCGTGACGGGGCGGAAGTTGTCCAACAAGACATGGCAGGAGGTGCTAGGTGGCAACGATTGACGATCTGATGGATCGTCTTATCCGAGTCGAGTCCAGACTCGTACAACTGATGTTGCACATGGGAGCGACCCCGAAAGGGGTTCTCCCTGATAAGGACGATCCGGCGTACTGGGGAGGCAAACGCCTGAACAGGGAAGCAGAAGTAGATGGCAAGAAAGAACTCAATTCACTACTCAGGAGAGAACCATGAATTTCGACTTGATCAAGTCGGAGCTTGATCAGCATCGCAAGGTTCTGGAACTGGTGGGCAGCAGGACACCCGTGAAGGACACGCCTCATCAGTTGAGTGGCTTGGGCTTCAGCAGCACTGGGCGAGAAGTCCGTCGACGACTTGCAGGCGATGTTGGCCAGTCTGTAACCAACTACGCGGGGCTTCGGCCCCGCCCATCAGGAGAACGAAATGTGGTTTTATGATGACGAAGGAGAGGGTGGCTACGTCGATTTCATCACCGACGCGGGGTTCGCGGTCATGGCTGTGTTGATTGTGTGCGCCGTTTTGGCGATCATAGGAGGTGTGCTGTGGCCGTGGTGAGGTTGTTCTACCGACTCTGGTACGGCTTTGAGATGAGCATGGCCTACCTCGCAGGAAACATGGGTGACACGATCAGCATGGCGAACCACGAACGCATGGCTGACGTTGTCTGGAAGAAATGGTTTACGGAGGGATTGAGATGAACGATGATGGGTTCTGTGGGATGTTGGTTCTGATATTGAGCCTGCTCCTGTGGGCGATTACCACGATGAACCATGCCGAGACGTTCATCAGGACGCGGGAGAAGATGCACCGCACCGGCATTGACCTGTGGTGTGAACTGGTGAATAGGTTGCAGGAATGCCTCGATGACCAGAACATTCCGCAGAACGTCGAGGGGCCTGCGGAGCTATGCCCCAAACCTGCGCCCGGTTTTGAATTCGATGCCCGTGGCGTTCTCGTGAGAAAGATGGACTCATGAAGTTCGAATTCGAACGCGCCGACCCTGCCGCGCTTGCCACCTTTGACCCACGGACCAAAGCATGCACCATGAATTGCGGACCAAGTTTTGACGATCCGCGATCACCAGAGGAACGGCGTTTTCTGTGTCCTGACTGCGAAACGGTCAAATTGCCACGGCAACAGGATTTTGATTGGGCTGATCGACAACTGCCGACCGGAGTTACGCGGCAAGACGTGTGCATCTGGACGCAGGACAGCGATGGACCGTGGAACACTTCCTGCGGTGTGACGTGGGAATTTGTTGATGGTGGACCAGCCGAGAACGGTGCGCATTTTTGCCACCATTGCGGTGGGGTGCTGATGGCAGCGCCATTTGCCGACGACGATGCACAGCCTAACGTGTAGTTCAGGGGGCTGAGCCGGCCTTATGGCGAAGCTCCCTTGCAATGACGGGTTAGCCGCCTGCCCACTCAGACGGCACAACAGCAAAGGAAAAGAAATGCGCACACTGAACGAGCACCAAGTAAACCCCGCGAATGACACGCTGAAAATTACCGTGACGGATGAACCCGGCGCTGGCGGCGCAAACCACCGCTACGAAGTGAGCGGCATCCCGAACCAAACGGCGACGGTTATTGAGTTCCAGAACGGGCCGATTAACGAGGACGGCAATGGCGTGAACGGCCTTACGCATGAGGTTCTGCTTGCCATCGTCGCCGACCGTCTGCGCAGCTTCCAAGCAGGGGCTTACTCCTGCAAGGCGAACGCTTGCGCTCTGACGCACATTGAGGAAGCGCAGCACTGGCTGCAACAGCGCACTCTGGAGCGCATGCGCCGTGGTGTCGAAGGTACTCACACGGTTTGATGTGACGGCCGGCATGACGACGCGAGAACTCATGCGCTCTAACGTAGAGCTAACCGGCGTGCCGCCCACGGACGCCACCAAGGGAGGATGAGCATGGAGCAAGAACAGAAGGTTGAAGGAACATCGAGCGGCACGTCCGCGTTGAGCGCCGGGTTGGGGGCGATGACGCATTTCTGGTGCGAGGTGTGCGATGCAATACAGCCCGCATTTTTTGAGGGGGCGAACCACCAAGATACGTCTGGTGATTTTGTCGGAGGCGATGTTGTGTGCAGCGTGTGTGCCTTCATCGTTGCCACTGCATATACCCCCAACGTGGATGTCACCGGCGCGAGCGGCGCTTTTGCCGCGAAGCGTCCGTGTGGACAGAAGGGTTAGCCATCATGAACCGGATAGAAGTTGACCGCGCCCTCGGGCAGACGCCATGCATCTGTGGCGACGTTGAGAACTGGCACCCGCAATGCTATGCGAAGTTTCTCGGCAGGCCGAAGCACGAAATTGATGCCGCGATGGATCGCGCTTACCGCACGGCGCGGCGCAAGTTGAAAGAGCGAGCGAAAGTGCAGGCAGGGGAAGCACTAATGATGGCTAACGCAAAAGTGAGCTGACTGCGCGGCTTTTCGCGCAGGTCAGCTCGACTGCCGGGTTAGCCCCGGCGCTACTACGGAGAAAAGAACATGGACATACAACGACTGCGGAACCTGACCACCGGCCGGCTGCACACCAAGATGGAAGACATCTACGCCGACATTGAGCACCTGACCGGTGAGGAAGGCGTGATGACACACCAGCTACCGAACGCATGCCGCGCACTCGAACCTTACCTGCGCGAGAAAGTGACGGATGAGCGGTTTTGGGACGGTGAATACGACACCACGCACACCGGAGAAATTGACGTTCCGCCGATGGACGATGTGGCGCGAAAGACGATGTGGGAGCGGTACGGCGCAATGCCATCGTTGCTGGCCTCGATAGGGGCTAACGTCGAACATCAGGGGCCGCGTAGCGGTCCGCTGCATGGCCCGGTTGGGCCACAAACCAAGGAGCCGATATGAAACTACAACAAGCCGCCGCAGAACTTGTGAAGCTCGCAGAAGCGAACGATGCGATGTCTTTCATCTTCGACACCTCGCAGGACGGGAAGGTGCGAATTGATTGGCAGGGCTGCATGAAGATCGAAGTTGCACCGGGCGATATGCAAGCCGTGGTGGATGCAATGCAAATGCTGGAAGACCTTGGGATCGCGGTGATATGAGGCCCAACGAGTGAGGTAACCGGCGCCTGCTTGCAGGCGTCCGGTTGACCGAGAGGCATAACCTCTCGGAACTATGGAGGAACGACAAGTGAGCATACAGGCAGCAGCGCAAGAGGTGTTTGATGCGTGCAGGGCGGTGGATGAAGAACTTGAGGTGACTTTCGACGCCAACGAAATCACGATCTATTGGGAAAACCTTCGCATCGACGTGCAGCCCAAAGACCTCGTCAAGGCGCTCAAGGTGATTAAGGACGCCAAGGCGCTCGGAGCGAGATTCGAGTGAGGCATAACGCCGCCTTGAGGGGCGCGGAGCCGGCTTCATCGGCGGAGCGTCCGCTCGAAGGCACAGTTATGCGTAAGGAGG